GGGCGAGCAGGACACGACCTACCACGGCGAGGAGGGGTGATGAGGACTCCCGACCAGGCGCTGGCCTACGCCCGCCGCTTCACCACCAACCGCGTCGGCATGTGCCTCTGGCACGTCCAGGACTGGTTCGGATCGCCGCACGTCTATCCCGACGCCTACTCGCAGGCGAAGGCCCTCCACCTGTACCAGGGCACGCCCCCTCCAGGGGTGCCGGTGTTCTACGGCCCAGGCACGGGCAGCCGGTACGGGCATGTGGCCATCTCCGCCGGAGGGGGTCGCATCCGCTCCACCGACTGCCCCTCGGAGGGAAGGGTCGGCGAGACCGACCTGAACTGGCCGCAGCGCCGCTGGGGCCACAACTACATCGGGTGGGCCCGCAACATCGGCGGCCAGGACATCCCCGGCGCTCCGCAGCCGGGGCAGGTCCAGCAGCCGTCTTCCGGAGGCGACTGGTCCAAGGGCGACGTGTACCAGGACAAGCTGCACCCGGGCCAGCAGGATTCGGATTCTGTCCGCCGCCTCCAGTGGGTGCTGAACCAATGGTCGTTCCGTGGTGGCGTGGAACTCCCGATCACGGGGAACTACGGCCCGCAGACCGCCAGCGAGGTGGCGAAGTTCCAGTCGCAGGTGTGCGGGGACGCGGGTGACGGTGCGATCGGACCGCGCCAGACGGACAAGCTGTTCGTCAAGGGCGGTCCTTGGAACATCCACCGATGACCGCCGGCTGAGCAGTGCCGATCGACAAGGATGTCGAGCTGCGCACCAGCGTGCTGCACACGCCGACTGCCGAGGAGTTGGCACGTGTACGCGCCCTGGTGCGCAGGTTCGTCCCGGCCGACCAGGTCGATGATGTGGACGACGTCCTCGGCCTCACGCAGCGGCCGGCTGCTCCGTATGCGAGAAGGTCCGACGCCTACTGCAAGAACGGGCACAGACGGACCGGCGAGAACACCAAGTACCGCAAGAACGGCGTCAAGTACTGCAACGACTGCGTGGTCGCAAGGGAGACGGCGCGCACCAAGGGTTGACAGGTGTCAATCCGCGTCGTCCAAGGAGAAGTCGTGCATGTCCTCCTCGTACCTGTCGATCACTCCGAGCACTGTCCTGACGTACATCCATGTCGCTGCCAGCGCCGCTGAAACACCGATCCAGCATGCGAACACTGCCATAACCTTCCAAACCATCGTTGACCCCTTCCGAAGAACATCCTGACACAACACGCTGCAAATGCTAGTCGCAGCAGCAAAAGCCCACTAGTGTGTTCCTATGAGCAGCGAACCGGATATCAACAGCAACGGCAACTATGGCGCAGCGGGCCGCTCAACCCCCACAGTGCGGCAGGACGGCGGCGAATGGATCGATCCGCCGAGCACGGCGAGAGGGAGAGGGGGCAATTCGCACTCGGAGTCCGCAGCGCTCGCCAGGTCGCGCCCGGGCGAGTGGTTGAAGCTTCCGGGCACGTTCTCGTCCAGCGTCTCCACCTGCATGCGGAAGGGCATGTACGTGTCGTTCAGAGAGCCCGGCGAATGGGAGGTCACGTCGCGCGCCGCTGGCGGCGGCCGTAGCTTCATCTGGGTCCGGTACGTGGGGAAGACCCGTGACTGACGTTCCCGGGACGACCGGCATCGAGCAGGTGATCGTCCGCAACAGTGCGAGATGCCTCACCTGCGGGGACGAGATCGAGTCCTGGACCCGCCACGACTTCGTGACCTGCTCGTGCGGAGCGCTCTCGGTGGACGGCGGCACCTCGTACCTGCGGCGGGTCCTGCGGGAGGAGGGCAGGGACGGCGGGGTCGAGGACACCTCGATCATGGCCCCGGAGGAGGACCGCCACCACCTCCTGGAGCATTCGGAGATCCGACTGGGCGGGGTACATCACTCCGCCAGATGCGAGGGCAGGCCGTGCCCGATCCACAACAGGTCGAACCATGCACTCCGGTCGTGGCCCCAGGTCTGGCACAAGGGACGGGTGATGCGGGTGTGCGAGCACGGGGCGTGGCACAAGGACCCTGACGAGCGGGGGCAGAAGCGCTGCATCCGTTGCGACGGCTGCTGCAAGAAGGAGGCGGTATGAGCATCAGGAGCGGTGTCTTCGTGACCATGAGCACGGACGACACGCATCGGATCAACGTCACAAGGACGAACCGCGGATTCATGGTCGACGTCGAGGACGAGTCGCACTGGGCCGCGCTCACCCTCGACGATTCACAGGCGGGAATCCTCGCCGCCTGGATGCAGGAGCGGCTGAAGGAGGGGCGGGGATGAGCGTCAGGGATCAACTGATCATCGACGGGGACGACGAGCGGAGCCTGCTGATCCGCGAGACGAAGCACGGCTTCCTGTTCGACGTGTACGAGGACGGCGTCTACTCGTCGACGGACCTCACGACCGAGCAGGCCGCGCTGGTCGTGAAGTGGCTGCGCGACAGGATCGAAGGGACGGACGAGGGGTGAACGTCGGACTCGCGCTCGCGATCGCGTACATCGCCGGCTTCATCGCCTGGAGCGTCGCCTGGGCGATGGCTGCGGACAGGGCGCGCTGCCTCCGCGACAGGGAGGGGCTGCGCACCGCCGCGAGGATGGTGTTCCTCAGCCCGGTCTGGCCCGTCATGGCGGTGCTGATGGCTGTCTTCGGACTGGTCGGGCTGTGGCGGGACGCGGATTGGAGGCGGCGGTGATGAGCGGATGCAGGGCCGTGCTGAACATCGCTGGAGAGCACTACCCGTGCGACATGCTGTGCGTGGACCGCGACGGCAATCCCACCTCCGGCCACGAGGGCTGGGCCCACGGCAACAGGGACGCGCAGGCCATCTGGACATGCGGCGGCGAGGAGGGGGACTGATGGACCACGAGAAGTCCGACATGTTGCAGGTCGTCGCGATGTGCGTCGGCATCGTACTCGTCGTCGCCACGATCGTGGCAGGGGTCGTGTACAACATCGACGCCAGCAAGGAGGGTGAGACCGCGATCGTGGAGGCCTGCGTCTCCAACGGCGGCTCCTGGGTCGCAGGACCGAACGGATTCGAATGCGTGCAGGAGGGGCTGCGGTGAGCGACCTCAACGCAACGATCGAGGAGCTGCAAGTGCTGGTCTACGACCTGGAGGCCACGTTCGTCGCTGTGCGCGGCGTGCCCGCCACCTACATCGCGGACGTGAACCGCACCGCCGCCAGGCTGCAAGCCGTCGTCGACCGACTGAAGGAGGAGGAGTCATGAGCAGGGCGCTCGCGACCATCGCGACCATCGGGGAGATCCACCCGCACCCCGACGCGGACAGGCTGGAGATCGCCACCGTCCGGGGCTGGAGGGCCGTCGTCCAGAAGGGCGTGTTCCATCCCACGCAGACCGTGCTGTACATCGAGCCTGACGCATTCCTCCTCGACCACGAGCCGCGCTTCGCGTTCCTCGTGAACAGGTCCATGCGCAAGGCGCCGGACGGGAAGCACGGCCACGTCCTGCGCACCGTGCGCCTGCGCGGCGTCGTCTCACAGGGCCTCGTCATGGACCTCGCTGAATGGCCGGAGCTGGACGGGTACGAGGTCGGCGACGACGTGACCTCCCTGCTCCCGATCCGCTTGTGGGAGCCTCCGGTCCCCCTCGGATCGAAGCTGGCGGGGAAGTTCCCCGGCCACCTGCCGAAGACCGACGAGGAGCGCATCCAGAACGTCGAGCAGCACCGTCTCGACGCCCTGACCCACGCCGAGCTGATCGTGGTGACGGAGAAGGTGGACGGCACCAGCATCACCGTCTGGCTGAAGGGAGACGGGACCCTCGGCATCGCCGGCCGGAACTGGGAGCTGGATCCGGACTGCAACACGTACCGCGCCGTCGCGGACACGCAGGCCGCACGGTGGATCGCGGAGTCCGACGGGACGTGGGCGGTGCAGGGCGAACTCGTCGGCCCCGGCATCCAGGGGAACCCGCTGAAGCTGCAGGGGCAGCGGCTGATGCTGTTCAACGTGCTGCGGCACGGCAGGAACCTGTCCCGCCACGACTGGCCGTTCGACCTGGCCCTGGAGTCGGTGCCGATCCGCAGGACGTTCGTGAAGGGCTACACGTTCGGCGTCCCGATCACCGACCGCGACTGGTGGCTGGAGTTCGCGGACGGGCTGACCAGCACTATCGAGGGGACCGGGGAGCAGGTCCTGTCGGAGGGCGTCGTGATCCGCTCCTACGACAGGGACGGACAGACCGACTCGTTCAAGGCGATCAGCGCCACCTACCTGCTGAAGGGGGACCGGTGAGTGCAAACATCTACACCCACCCGGAGGCGTACGGCCTCACCGTCGTCGCCGACGTGGAGGCGGCCAGCGGCTACGAGTTCGACACGTTCGTGATCTGGAGGGACAAGACCGGCGCCTTCTGGTGGGCGCAGGACCAGGGCTGCTCCTGCCCCGTCCCGTTCGACGGCAAGGACCTGTCGAACCTGCCGTCGGGGAGCCTGAAGGACGCGATCACCGACCTGAAGGCGTGGATGGCCGAGAGTCCCGGGTCGAACCGCACGTACGAGGGACGGCTGGCGCTCGACAAGCTGATCCACGAGACGTCGATCCGGCTGGTCGAGGAGGGGCGGCCATGAGGCGCATCGACGACCAGGCCGTGAGCCGCGCCTACTGGGAGTGGCTGCGCGCGGCGAACCCGTGGCTGCCGCCGTACGAAAGACTCACCACCGCCCTCTTCAGCCTCAACATCTCCACGCGCGATCTGGAGATGAAGGTCTCCCTGGACTGGCCGTCCGAACCTTTCCAGTTCGACCCTTGGGAGGAGGCGCTGGAACGGGAAGGCTGCACCGAGTTGGCATGGGACGGCCATCTCGCAGCTGTCCTCCGATGGCTCAGCGGCGCACTGGAGGGCAGGGAGGGAGGCTTCCCGTACCGGATCTACCTGTTGCGAGCGGCGGCCCACATCCGCGCGATGGCACCGGAGGGGACGAAGTGGGAGGAGCCGGCCCTCCTCGTCCCCGGTGGGGACCGGCCGCGTCTGCGCAGCGTCGTGCAGTCGCTGCTCGAAGCCGATACAGGTCGTTGCTACCAGAACGAGGGCAGCGTCACCTACCACCTCGTCAGCGCGGAAGCGTCACTGCACGCCCTGTGGCTCGCAGCGGAGGAGAAGCCATGAACCGGCACGCACTGCGGCACTGGACGCAGGTGATGCCCGGGTGCGCCTGGTGCGGGTCGGTGTTCCCGGTCCACCGATGCCACATGGAGGAGGATCGGCGATGAGGATCGACGGCAGGCCCGACGGGGCCGACTTCCGGCTCATGACTGGGTGCTGGGGACTCATGCACAGGAACGGAGTCCCGTCCCTATGGAGGTACGACGGATCTGAGTGGTCGTACCTCACCGACCTCGATACCGACCTGGCCAACCTGGTCAAGATGCTCGACCACTACCGCAGGACCGCACCGCGCAACAAGGAGGAGCAGTGAGCAAGAAGCGCAAGAAGAGCAGGAAGCAGAACGTCGTCGTGGTCATGGTGAAGGGCAAGCGCGGCAAGCGCGGCCTCGACGGGCCGCCAGGCCCTCCCGGACCGATGGGTCCGCGCGGGATCGACTACGTCCACGGCCAGGAGGAGTGGGTCAAGTGAGCAGCACCGTCTGGAAGTACCCGCTGCAAGTCGCCGACGAGCAGACCATCTACGTCCCCTCCGATCCGCGCGTCCTGCACCTCGAGATGCAGCACCAGCAGCCGTGCATGTGGCTCCTGGTCGATCCGGAGAAGGAGCGGATGAAGATGAAGATCAGGATCATCGGCACCGGATGGGCCCCGGTCGACACGACGCTGTGGGTCTACCTCGGCACCTACATGGAGCAGGGCGGGCGACTCGTCTGGCACTACTTCTGGGACAGGAGCCTCTGATGGCCGAGGTCGGAAGGCGCGACATCGTCGCGGCAGCGGCGCTCGTCAGCATCGGGAGGCACATCATGCACCTCGACAACGAGTGGGACGACGGGTCGGACGCCCCATCCGTGCTCTCGGTGCGGCGCGGCCCGGGCGGCGCCGTCTACGACGCCGCCGTCGAGTTCGACGACGGGTCGAAGGCGACCGCCATCATCACCATCATCATCACCGGTGCCGAACCTGCGGAGGAGAAGCGATGATCGACCCGGTCGCATACCGCCACATCACATCGCTGGGTCGGATGCTCGTGGATCAGGGGCACCTCACGGAGTACGGGCTTCGAATGCTCGACGCCGTGGTCATCGAAGAATCCGGCAAGTGGGAGGAGAAGCAATGAGGTACGTGTTCCTGGACACCGAGACGACCAGCCTCGACCGCTACAAGCGGCAGATCTGGGACCTGGCCTACATCATCCGCGACCCCGGCAACGGGCACGACGACACGGAGCGGCAATTCTTCTTCAGCGCCAGCCTGAAGGACGCCGACCCGATCTCCCTGAACATCGGGCGCTACTACGAGCGGCACCCGAAGCCGTACTACATGTACGGAGGGAACTCCCATTACGAGGCCGATGCGCTGCGCGAGGTTGCGGAGGACCTGCGAGGGGCCACCATCGTCGGGGCGGTGCCGTCGTTCGACGAGGAGACGCTGGCGAAGATGCTGCACAAGCGGCTGGGCCTGCAGCCGACCTGGCGCTATCACCTCGTCGACATCGAGACGCTGGTCGCAGGACATCTCGGAGTGCTTCCGCCGTGGAACTACGACGAGATCATCAGGGCGACCGACCTCCCGCCCATCACGGACAGGGAGCGGCACACCGCGATCGGAGACGCCCGCACCGTGCGCGACCTCTGGGACTGGTGGGTGCAGTTGCGATGAGCGGGATGCGGTGGAAGCACGAGATGAACGAGCGCGCCCTGGACTCCATCCGGCCGGACTGCTGCGGCCCCGTTGACGGGGTCTGGGAGCCTTCCAAGGGGTACTGGGTGTGCGAGTACCACTGCGGCTACAACGACGGCCTGAACGACTGCCGGGACCCCTCCTGATGCCCAGCAGAAGGCAGAAGTACGAATGGCTGAAGGCCAACAGCACCGAGGGCTGGCGCGACCTGTTCGAGTTCTCCTCCATCACCGGGTTCAAGCACCGGTGCAAGGTCTGCGGCCAGACAGGGTACCTGGAGGGAGGGGCCAACCCCTCCCCGCACTCCTGGTCCATCAGCCACCTCATGGGCCACTCCCCGTGCCCCACCTGCGGGAAGCGGTTCACCGCAGCAGGGATGCCCCTCCACATCGCCAAGATGCATGGCGGGAGCGCCGGTTGAATCGGCAGAGCATCTCCGCGTAGCTCAGTGGATAGAGCAACGGCCTCCTAAGCCGTCGGTCGCAGGTTCGAGTCCTGCCGCGGAGGCGAACCTCCAGTACCGCGCAGCGCCTAGACTCTGCGCAACGGACGAAAGGTGTCTGAAGTGACGATGCAGCCGGGCGTTCCGATCCACGACCTCAACCAGTCGGCCGGCGACCAGACCTCGGACCTCGCTGAGGTCGAGGCGCTGAGCCGCATCGTCCCGATGAAGCCGCTCGGCATCAGCGGCCTGAACAGGAACGTCGGGTATGTCACCGAGGAGTTCCTTCCGGCTCTGAAGGGCCAGAAGGCGGCGAAGATCTACAACGAGATGCTGGCGAACAGCCCGTTGATCGGTGCTTCGGTGTCGACGATCGAGATGCTGCTGAAGAACATCTCGTGGGAGGTGGTGGCTCCGAGCGAGAGCGACGGCGCGAAGCAGGGCGAAGAGGTGCTCCGAATGTCCATGGACGAGATGGACACCGGGTGGTCGGACTTCATCGCGGAGGCGCTGTCGTTCATCTGGTACGGATGGGCGTTCTTCGAGACGACGTACGCCCGCAGCAGCGGAGCCGTCGTCTGGGCGGACATGTCGGTCCGTGCGCAGGAGACGCTTGTGCGCTGGGTGTTCGACGACCTCGGCAGGGCCGTCGGGATGGTCCAGTCGGCTGCGCCGAACTACGCGTTCAGGACCATCCCGTTGAGCCGGGGCGTCCATATCCGCAACAGGAGCCGCAAGCGCAACCCGGAGGGCATCAGTGCGCTGCGCAACGCCTACGAGCCCTGGTACTACAGCAAGCGGATGATGCAGATCGAGGCGATCGGCCTTGAGCGGGACCTGGCCGGCCTGCCGATCATGTGGCTGCCCGCCGACCTGCTGCGCGACTCGGACAAGAACCCGAACAAGAGGAAGCAGGTCGACCAGTTCACGAAGCTCGTCCGGTCCGTGCGCCGCGACGCCAACGAGGGCCTGGTGCTGCCGTTGGAGTACGACAGCGACACCAAGCAGAAGAGGTACGAGTTCCAGCTGCTGAACTCCGGCGGTGGCAGGCAGTTCGACACCAACAGCATCATCAACCGGTACGAGCAGCGCATGCTGCAGGCGATGATGACCGACTTCATCATGCTCGGGGCGCTGTCGAAGACCGGTTCGTACGCGATGCACCTGGACAAGACCGGCATGCTGCGAGCAGCGCTGAACGGACACGCCTCCGCGATCGCAGAGGCCCTGAACCGCCAGGCGGTGCCGAAGCTGATGGCGATGAACTCGATCCAGAAGCAGGATTGGCCGAAGATCGTCCCGTCCGACGTCGATGCGCCGAACCTGGGCGAGCTGGCGCAGTTCATGGGCGCGATGGCGCAGATGGGCATGCAGTTCTTCCCGGATCCCGACATCGAGGCGTTCGTGCGGAAGAGCGCCAGGATGCCGGAGCTCAGCGACTCCGAGCGCGAGGTCAGGACGTCGGAGAAGGCGAAGACGGACATCACCAGGTTCATCGGCGTTCAGAGCGCACTGCTGCAGGCGAAGGCGCAGATCAGGGAGGCTTCGGCCCAGGAGGACCAGTCCATGTCGATCTCCTCGGACCCCGCCGCCGAGCGCGACGCGCTCGCGCTCATGCAGCAGGGACCGCAGGGAGGCCCTGAGCAGCAGGCGCAGCAGGCCGCCCAGGAGCAGGCCCAGCAGCAGGCCCAGCAGGACCAGCAGGCCCAGCAGCAGGAGAAGCACGACATGGCGATGGCGCAGCAGCGGCAGAAGATGGATCTCGCCGCCGAGAAGCAGAAGGCGCAACTGCAACAAGCGCGCAAGAAGTAGTCTGCTTCCATGGGCAACCAGATCGTCGACCAGAAGGACTGGTCTGAGAAGCAGCGCAGGATCACCGATGCGACGACAGGCATCACCGCGCTCGGCGCGGGTGCTCTCGGCGCCGCGATCGCCGGGAAGACGAAGACGGCGGGGAAGGTGCTTCCGAAGAAGGTCCACCGGGCGCTGAGGTCCGGCAAGGCCGACGATGTGAGGAACAGCATCGCGCTCGCATCGATGCTCGGAGGCGTCTATTCGGGCATCAACTGGTCGAAGAAGCTGCGCAGCGATGCGCAGTCGCCTCCTGAAGGCACCCCTGCCGCCCAGCGGGAGGCTATGCGCAGGGCCGTGAACTACGCGGCAGCGATGGATATCGAGAAGGGCATCGTGCCGTCCTCGATCATGCCGACGATCAGGGGCCTGCGGATGCGCAGGTCCTACTACCGCAGGACGCCGCTTCCGCGGCCCAGGAGGGCATAGCGATGGATCGTGATGTGGTGCTGGACGTTCTCTTCGCGAAGGCGATGGCGGACGAGTGGGTCGCGGGCGTCGATGCGCTCGCAGAGCTGTGCAAGTCGCTGGACCGTTGCGAACGCGCGATCGCGGCGAAGGGGCTGCTGCGCGCCTATGCGAACGCCATGTCCCGCGGGGATGTGGAGAAGATGCACGAGCTGTCCGACGCGATGGACGGGGTCGTGATCGGCAAGGCGTTCGAGCTGTTCAACTTCCAGACCGGGGCCCGGGAGGTCGAGGTCGTCAGGGACAGCAAGGGGAGGTTCAGCAGGTACTTGGCGAACTCCCAGTCGAAGGTGGCCCCGAAGTCGGTCGATCCTGACGAGAAGCGCAAGAGGGGCGACTATGTGGCGTCGATCTCCGGCGCCCGGATGGAGCGCCTGAACACCGACCTCGCAGGAGGAACCCCGAACTCCATGTCGGCGAACGGCATCGATCAGCAGATGGTGCAGAGGGGCAGGGAGGACGCCGGGAGGATCAGGGCGATCAACGAGTTCCAGGACGAGCTGCTCGGGCTGTTCGGGAACAACAAGGACGTCATGGTCGTGATCCAGGGCGAGCAGATGGCTGGCAACCCCGGGGACGTCGTGACGCTCGGACTGCAGGAGCCGGTGAACGATCAGGCGCTCGCAGCGGCCGGCGGCGACTCCAGGCTGATGATGGGGCTCAGGCCGAATGCGGCTCCGGATACCCGCGAGAAGTTCGAGATGTTCAACCAGTTGATCGACTCCGGTATCAGGCCCGATGTGGCCGGGGAACTGGTCAACAGCGGCAACGGCGCCGGAGCGGCGGCAAGGGTCGGCAATGCGCTGATGCAGTACACGGGCGCCGCGCCGAGCAAGACGAGCCAGAAGGCGATCCGCCACTTCCAGACTGCGGATGCGCTCGGCTCCTACTTCATGCGTTCCGGGCAGCCGCAGCTGATGGCTGCAGGAACCGCGCTGAAGAACGTGGCGGCGATGGGCGGAAAGCTGAACGAGAGCCACTACCAGCTCGCCGAGCGGATGAACTACCGGTTCCGCGGGATGAAGGACAACCTCCCGCAGCTGTTCACCGAGTCGATGGCCTCCGGTCCGCACAGGGTGGCGACGGCGCTGTTCAACGACCCGAACCTCGGACCGCAGCGGTGGGCCGAGATCAGGGACAAGGTGTTCTCGCAGCCGGCCAGGAGGGAGCGGGCGCTCTCTACCGACAAGGGCGGCAACGTGCAGTTCTCCGACACCACTGCCGCGATCGCGTCGTACATGGATCGCAACCCCAGGTTCACCAACAGGATGTCTCCGCGAGACTTCGTCGACAGGTTCGTCGGCGATATCGCCGTGACGTCGCTGATCCCGGAGATCCCGGCGGACAAGCGCGCGGTCGAACTGGGCCAGCAGGCGGGTTTCGGCGTACCGTCGTCGGGCATCATCATCCGGTCGGACGGGCAGGCGAAGGAGATGTACCGGGGCGTGGGCGAAGACCACTACCTGCCGTTCTCCGCGAAGGCGCTCCCCGAGCTGCGCGATGCGCAGTACGTCAGGACGAGGGTTCTCGGAGGCCACACCGGCGAGGACATCACGACGCTCGTAGCGTCCGGTGCGAGGCGCGCCACGGTCGTTTCAGGATCCGGCGTGTTCTCCATCGAGTTGAAGCCGAACACGTCCCTGGTGGGCCGTATGGCCCAGCCCGAGGTTGCTGCGATGGGGGAGCGGTACGAACGCATCCTCGACAAGTTGTCGTCGAGCGGGATCTATGCGGTCGATCTGCCGAACGAGACGATGACGGAGCTGCGCCGGAAGGCCGCCGAGTTCACCGGGAAGATGCCGGAGGACGAGGAGTACAAGACGCACCTCACGAAACTGGTGACGAAGGCGAGGGCGCAGGCCGCGCAGATCACGCAGGAGGACATCGACAGCATCACCGAGCGCGTCGACGCGCAGATGGAGCTCGACACGTCGGCGCAGTCTCCGCAGCAGAAGGCGCGCCTGAGGGACGAGCTGCTGAAGGACGCGATGCAGGACAAGGAGAACGAGAAGGTCAGGACGCTCTCCTTGAACGGCGAGGGGTACGCGCTGGCGCTGGAGACGCTGAGGATGCAGTACCCGTCGATCATCGCGAACGTGGAGTACGAGTCCATCAACGACTTCGTCAAGAACAGGGAGCTCGGAGGAGTCCTCGACCGTGCAGCGGTGACGATCAGGAACCGCAGGAACGCCAAGGACAGCGGCCTGGTGAAGCCGGGGCAGACGTCCGCGTTCGCCGGCAACAAGAAGTGGAGCGACGAGCGGCTGGAGGCGAGCAGGGCCGAGGTGCTCTCCTCGGTCGTCCGCAGGGCGGCTGCAGCTGCAGAACCGGCCGCCGCTGCGAACGCCGCTGAGCCCGGTGGTGAAGCCGCAGGCGCCGCTGCTCCCGGCGGTGCTGCTGCGAACGCGGCGGCGGCGGCGAGGGCGGGGACGCTCCCTGCAGCCGCAGGCGGTGCCGATGCTGCTGCGGCCCCTTCGCGCGGGACCGGGGCGACCGTCGCGACGCTGCGCACGACGATGGACAAGTCCACCGAGAACGCGCTGAACGCGGGCGCATCCAAGCTGTCCGGCCTGCTGGTGGCCGACGGGGTGTCGGTGGATCAGATATCGGGCAAGAAGTTCCTCGACATGCTGATCGACGACGATCCGAACAGCGATGCGGAGGACGCGAAGCAGCCCCGCAGGGCGCAGAAGGCGTGGGCGCAGGCCATACCGACGGCGAAGCGCGGGTACTTCACCGGATCGATCAGCGGCTCCGCGCTCAGCGGCCTCGGCGCCGGGGTCACCGACCCTGTCGGCATGGAGCATTCGATGCGGTCTCCGGAGGGGATCGTCGGAGTCATGTACGCGACCTTCGCCGGGAACAAGCACCTGCTCGCAGGGCTGCAGCACGACCAGTCGGTCAGCCCTGCTGCATCCGCGCTCAGCGAGGACCAGAAGGCGGAGCTCGGCGCTGCTGTCGACGAACTGGCGTCGTTGCAGCTGATGCACTCGGGCGCCACCACTTCCCAGGCCTCCGAGAAGCTCGACGAGGTGACCCCGTCGTTCTTCGTGAGGCCCGAGTACCTGCGTTTCGTCGAGCAGAACATCCAGTCCGGCGGCTTGCCGGAGCAGTTGGCGAACCTCGAGAAGGTGTTGAACGACGACAGCGCGCCGGAGACCGCTCAGAGGAAGAGGGCGGCGGCAGGAGCTCTGGACCTGCTCAAGGGCGACGACAAGTTCCGCAGCGAGGTCATGCACGGCACCGATATCAGCGCCGACCCGTTCGAGGGTCTGAGCGTGCTCGGGCTGCTGGCCCTCCAGTCGAAGATCCAGCAGGAGATCAACGCAGCGACGCCGTCCGGAACCGGCAGGGGGAAGGCGCTGATCGAAGCGCTGGGCATCGATTTCTCGTCCATCGGATCCACGGACCAGCCTGCGCTGCTCAAGGCGAAGCAGGATGCGTACAAGCAGTACCAGGACGCCATCGGCGCGGAGTACGTGTACCGGCTGATGGGGGGTGGTGATGTCGGCCCAAAAGTACTAGGGCAGCACAGGGGGAGGCTGTCCAAGAACAGCGACCTGGTGGAGGAGTTCCTCCGGCTGACTCGGGAAAGCCCTCCGTCGCTGGTTCCGCGAGCGTAGGCGCTGCTTCCGATCCCGGCATCGACCCCAAGACGGATGCGGTCCCGACGCCGCACGGCGAGGTGAGCGATGTCGACTACACGAAGAGGCCGAGGTACGTCGAGATCCAGGAGGAGATCGCCGCGCTGCCCGGCATGCGCAGCGTGAAGGGCAAGGTGAACAGGCTCGTCGAGCAGGCGATGATGAACAAGGCGCGCGCTGCGGCCGGCATGCCGGTTGAGCCGACGTCGAACAACATGATCCTCACCGGCAACCCCGGCACCGGCAAGACGACGGTGACCAGGAAGATGGGCGAGTTGATGTTCGAGCTCGGCCTGTCGAAGTCTCCCCAGGTGGTGCAGCTGACGCGCGCGGACCTGGTGGGTGAGTTCGTGAACCAGGCCGCGGAGAACGCCAACAAGGTGCTGACGAAGAACCGGGGCAAGACGATCTTCATCGACGAGGCGTACACCCTGTACAACGGACCGCAGGACCACGAGGGCAGGCAGGTCGTGGACGAACTGATGCGGCTGGCCGAGGAGTACAGGGAAGACACTCCGATCATCCTCGCCGGGTACGAGGACGAGATGGACCGGATGGTCGCCGTCAACCCCGGCATGAAGTCGAGGTTCCCCGGGAGGATGGACCTTCCCGATTACACCCCGCAGGAGAAGGCCCAGGTGATGCACTACATCGTCGGGCAGGCGAACAGGACGTACGAGTCCCCTGCGGTGAAGAAGAGGGTCGCTGCGTACGCCGCGTCGGTGCCGAGCGTCGGCGAGCACGGCAACGCCAGGGCGGTGAGGAACTTCTACGACGCGATGCGCGAAGCGCAGGCGGCGCGGCTGATGGGCGGCAAGAACCTGACGCCGCAGGTCCTGTCGACGTTCACCGCCGAGGACGCCGATGCCGCCGCGTTCATCATGGGGCTCGAGCCGATCAGGACCGTGCGCGGTACGAAGGCTCCGAATCCTGCGGCCAGAGCTCGCAGGGAGGGGTACCGCCGCAGGGTAGGGTCGGCTGGACCAGGGAGGAAAGATGCAGTGGTGGCGGGAGCCGGACTGGCGTGACACGGCGCAGCTGGTGGACGACCCCGCCATGGCGCGCATGGTGCTGGTCGCAGCAGCGTCGCAGGCCGACCTGACCGGCCCCGACTACGGCTGCGAGGAGCTGGCGAAGGCCTGCGAGGACCAGGATGTCGTCTTCGCCTTCAACCGTGCCGGGGACGATGCTTCGTACGCCTCGTGCGCAGCCGACGCCGTCGACACCTACGCGACGATGGTTTCGGTGCTCGGATCGCACGGGCTCCCTGCTTCTATCGCTGCGGACAGGGCTGCGCTGGTGTTCGGCCTCCCGTCGGTGGATCAGCAGTACGTCAAGTTCGCCAAGGAGGTTGCATGCCCGGACGACGTGCTGCGCGCAGCGGCGGACGAGGCGCTGGTCCGGGCGTTCGCAGGGTTCGCCAGGGAGGCTGTTGCGAAGACCGATCGCCCGTGGGACGAATCGGAAGTCGTCAGGGACGAACTGGGGAGGTTCGCGGAGGAGTCCGACGACAAGGCTGCGAGGTACCGGATCATCAACGGGCGCAAGTACGCGATCTCCGAGAAGGCGGCGCTGAACGAGAAGAGGGATTCAGCCGGGGACGCCGGGGACGCGGCGCAGGAGGCCGATGATGCGGCGATGCTGGCGTTCGCGCAGGAGGAGCGGCTGCGCGAGGAGCAGAGGCAGAAGCGCAAGGACCGCAGGAAGCGGAAGTTGAAGCAGTACAGCCAGCACCAGGAGCTGGAGCGGCAGGCCGCTCAGGACGCCGCCAGGGCGAGGGAGGTGCGGCGCCAGAAGGAGGAGGCTGCGAAGGCGAAGGTGGAGGCCGAGAGGCGGGCCAGCGAAGCGGCCGAGCGGTCGGCGCAGGTCAGGATCGCCAACCGCGGGAAGACGCTCGCATCCCTGGACTCCGAGCAGAAGAAGGTCCTGAGGGCGTTCAGGCAGCTGCGTGCGCTTCCGCCCGGTGAGAGGAGGCTGCGCAACATCAGGATGCTGGAGACGATGAAGGGCAGCGCCGCTTCTGCAGGCGGCGGATCCGGCGGCGGGGACGGCGAGAGCGACCTCAAGAAGGTCATGGGCGGCGTCATCGACGAGATCGGGAACATCAGCCTCCTGGGGACGGTCGATGGCGACAAGCTGACGTTCGACCAGATCGAGCAGGGCGGAACGATAGTCCTCAGCGGAGCCGGTTCGAACGGAGGCGACGTCCGCGTTGCGATCAAGGACAGGAACGACGCGGTTCTCATGTCGAGGCTGCTGTTCATGACGAAAAGGGGCACGGCGGTTACGGACTACGGGTCGCTGATGCCCGTTCTCGGGAACGAGGTCGTCTCCAACGCTATCGACAGCGTCTACAGCATGCTCTCGGTCTACGACGCGAAGGCGCCCGAATACGGCGGCGGCGGCGCCGGGGAGCGGGAGGAGCTCGCCAAGAAGGCCCTGGAGAACATCGGGGATTCGCTGGTCAAACAGTTCCTCGAGTCCGGCAAGGGCGACGGTTCGATCATCCTGACGTCAGGGGGACGGGCCTTCCTCGTCGACATCACCAAGCTCTTCAAAGGCTTGACTCCGAAGGTCCAGGTGGTCGACGGGCAGTCGGTGCTGACGGTCACGGCCGCGCCGCCGCCGGCCGAGCATGGCGACGACATGTTCAACAGCTACGCGGATGGCGGATGGTTCAGGTTCGACGCCGATGGGAAGAACGAAGGGGCGGAGCCGGTAGGTGCTTTCAGCGCCTTCGAGTACGCGACCGGCGGCCCGGGGATCACGTTCTCCGTCGACCCCGACGGCCTGGTGAACACATCTACCGAGGGCGGCGCCGTCAAGAAGAGCGCAGTGCTATGGGACGAGTCGGAAGTCGTCAGGGACGAATTGGGGCGGTTCGCCGAGGAGGACGGCGAGAAGCCTGCCGTGCGCAACGTCGGAGGCCGCAAGGTCCTGGTGGCTGTCAGGGCGGGAGACTCGGCGGCCGAGGCGGGCGCTGCAGCGGCGGGCGCTGCTGGGGACGAGCTCGCAAGGCGCAGGGCTGTGAGGGCGAAAAGGCAGCGGCAGCACTCGGAACTCGTGCGAGCGGAGCAGCAGGACCGCTTGCGCGCAGCAGCCATGGCGGAGCGGCGCACCGGGCAGCAGGACGGCGGACCGCACGTCCTGAGAAGGGCTCCGCAGATGCTGGACGCATCCGCCGACCGGACCGGGCTCAGCACCAGGGCGAGCGTGTTCCTGGAAGTGCTCGAGGAGCGCGATCGGATGCGCGCCGACCGGGTGCTGGGCGCGCTGCCGGACGCGGAGCTCTCCATGATGGCGGCGATGAGGCTGCGGGAGAGGTACAAGGCGATGGCGCTGGAGGACCAGGAGGAGAATTCGGGCTTCCTCGCGAGTTTCGGCGAAAGGGCGCGGCGTGCCAGGGAGGCGGCGCTGGAAGAGGCGGTGGCGCAGGCCAAGAAGGGCGAGGGCCTCGCGTTCGCCGAGAAGGTGGTCGCCGAGGAGAAGAAGCTGCTGGTCAAGCGGCCGCAGTCTGTTGCGCTCGCCGAGTCGCTGCCGAAAGTGTCGTCCAGGTCTGCACCGCTGGCCGCCATGGGGCGGAAGATCGGCGAGGAGCAGAAGGAGGGGCGCAGGACGGCTGCTGTCGAAGAGGCTCCGGGCGTCATCGGGCTGGAGGGGTCCGCGCACAACAACGTCACCCGTCTGATAGGCGACAACCTCGACTACATCAAGCAGAGGCTGGAGGAGGGCGAGCCTGTCTCTGTGACCTTCAACAGGGACTCCCTCGGCGGCGCTCCGCTCCGTGGAGGTTCGCTGGTGCCGAAGCTGTGGGCGCGCCACTTCGACAGCGGAGGCGCAGAGCCGGCGGCGTCCGCCGCACCGGCCTCTGCCGCGGCTGCGTCCGGCGGCATCTCGTACGCGCCTCCGCAGGAGGGCGCGGCGGCAAGTGCGACCGGCGGCGGGGACACCTCCGATGCGCGCCTGGAGGATGCGAGGGCACGGGCGGTGTACTTCACCAGGGATGCGATGACGAACCTGGTCGATGCGCTGAAGCTGCTGGACGAGGACGATGTATCGGTGACGATGGATGTGCTCAGCGGCGAGGGGACGTGGGACAGCCCGATCGACCTCGACAGGCCCGAGGAGACGGAACAGGTCGGAGGGCGCAGGACCGTGCTGAAGTCCGACGCCCGGCGCAGGCTGCGACTGGTACGGATAGAATCGCGCAAGGAGGCTGCCGATGACTAGCAAGATCGCGGAGCTGATGTCCGCGGATCCCGTGGTGAAGAGCCTCATGCTCGAGGTGTTCGGCAAGTCTGACGCCGGGACGATCGACACGGTGATGCGCTCTTCGAACAGGGTCGTGGTGTCCAAGACGGCCTCCGCGCCTCCTGCGAGGCTCCGCCTGTCGGTTGCCGCCCCGGAACCGGCGGCCGCAGCGGTCTCCAAGGGGGACGACGCAGGGGACCTCGAGGACATCACCGTCACAACGGAGTTCTCCAAGACCGATGACGAGCGGCGCACCGTGTTCGGGTGGGCGTCGATCACCGAGGTGAACGGCGAGCCTGTCGTGGACAGGCAGGGCGACATCATGGACATCGAGGAGTTGTCGAAGTCGGCGTACGAGTACGTGGTGTCGTCCAGGAAGGGCGGGCACCAGCACAAGCGCTCAGAGACCGGGGAGCCGCTGCAGGTGTCCGACATGATCGAGTCGGTGGTGTTCACCCCGGAGAAGATCGAGAAGATGGGGCTGCCGCCGAGCACGCCGATCGGATGGTGGGTCGGCTACAAGGTGCGCGACGACGAGATCTGGAAGGCCGTCAAGGACGGGGAGATCACCGGGTTCTCCGTGCACGGGAAGGGCAGAAGGGTCAAGGTGTAGCGATGCCTGCCGACGAGACGCTCATGTGGAGGGCGAACCCGGTCTCTGCTGCGAACATGTTCGCTTCTGCGGCAAACTACAACCACGTGTACAGGACGCGCTGGCTGCGACGGAAGAGGCCCGGAGTGACACAGGCGAACGCTCTGCTGACCGTTTACACGCCGCTGCACTACGGGACGGGGTCGGTGCTCATCGGAAAGGCCGACTGCTTCGAGGAGAGCCTGACGACCGTGTCGAAGATCTCGGAGAACGAGCGCAGGATCTCTCTCGCCACGAGCGCCGGCGGAGCCATCGCCGCTCCTGGCCTGATGTACATGGCCGTTCGCAGTGCGAAGAACAACGAGGGCGGCGTGCCGCGCGCGATGGCGAGGCTCGCCGGGACGAACAAGCACACGAAGAACACCAAGGCCGGGAAGAAGCTGAAGCGGCTGGCCGACAAGCTCGACTCGCCGAAGTCGTTGCGGTGGAAGCGCGCCGCGCTCGCTGCCGGAGCGGGAGGCGTCGCTCTGCAGGGCCTGAACAGCCTCGGTGACAGCATCACGGCGAGGGCGATGTCGTGACCGGTGCGGAACTTGTGCGGTGTGTGGTTGACTCGCCGAGAAGGATCATTCCGAATGGAGCGGCGCTATGGTGACGAAGTTGGAGGCGATGACCTTCGACGAGGTTTCGCTCGTGCGTAGACCTGCGAACCAGCACGCATCTATTGTGTTCAGCAAGGCGGATGAAGGAGACGACATGCCGGGCATTCTGTTCACCGAGGACGGCGTCGAGGTGGATATCGACGACCTGGAGATCGGAACCGAGATCGAGCTGGACGACGGGCAGATCTACACCGTGGTCGCGGCCGACGACGAAGGCGACGAGGGCTACGAGCAGCTCGAGTTCGAAGGCGCGGATGCCGACTACGGGAAGTCCGAGGACTACGCGGCCGTCATCGCGAAGGCCTATGAAGCCGCAGTCACCGACGAGGAGCGGTCGGAGCTGCTCGGCCATGTCGCGAAGAGCGCCGCTCTGGCGAAGGCCCAGGCGGATGCCGCTGTGCAGGCGCTGGCCGCGCAGGAGGACGCCGAAACCTTGAACTGGTGCATCAGCAAGGCCGACGAGTACGGGTTCGCGGGGAACCGGACAGAGATGTTCGGCGTGTGCATCGCGAAGATGATGACCGTCCTTGACGACGACGAGCTCGGCCTGATGGGCGACATCTTCAAGTCGTTCTCCGACCTGATCGACATGACCAACATCGGTGTCGAGTCCTCGGGCTCGTCCGACGTCATGGACCTCGTCCACTCGGCGGCCGGCGACATCGTGAAGAGCTCCGAGGGCGCCCTGTCGCCGGAGCAGGCCATGGCAGCAGCCTTCGAGGCTAACCCCGAGCTGTACGCGCTCTACCTGGACGAGAAGGGAATCTGACCGTGGCTTACTCGGAGCAGCTTGAAAGGCGGACGTACCTCGCGGGCCCGTCCGTGGTGAAGTGGGTCGGAGTCCCCGGCATGCCGGGCTCCATCGAGCCGAACGTCGGCACCCAGTACCTTCTCGTCAAGCTCGATACCGCGAACAAGGACGTCGTCGAGCTCGCCACCGGTGCAGCCGGGGAGGTCGTCGTCGGAGTGACCACCACGAAGTCGCAGCATCCGAAGATGCCTGTGGCCGTGGCGTTCTCCGGCCGCGTCCCCGTGCAGGCCGGCGCGGCGCTGGCGTACGGCGACTACGTCAAGCCCGGACCCGGCGGCCAGGCCGTCGTCGGTACCAAGGCTGACGGAATCGGGATGGTCGTCGAAGCAGCTTCGGCGAAGGGCGTTCTCGCCACGATCGAACTTTCGCTGGGAAGGTGACTGAGAAATGACACAGCCAGTTGGCGGCGACCTCCATGTCGATCAGGTTCTGACGAACTTCTCGGTCGCGTGGTCGCAGAGCACGAACGACTTCATCTCGAGCAAGGTGTTCCCGCGCCTGCCGGTGGACAAGCGGACCGACCGCTACAGGGTCTACAACAGGGCGCAGATGCGTTCCGTCGGAGGCGTGTTCAAGCGCGCTCCCGGCACCGAGTCCCGCGGGATCGGCTGGACGTCCACGCACGAGACCTACCACGTCGACCCGTACGCGGTGCATGTCGACCTCGACGACCAGACGTTGGCCGAGGCCGATGATCCGCTGAAGCTGCCGAGGCAGGCGACCTCGCTCATCACTCAGCGCCTGCTGCTGAGCAAGGAGCTCGACTGGCACGAGAAGTTCTTCAAGCCCGGCGTGTGGGACAACGAGCCGACTCCTGCCGAGATGTGGGACGACGCCGCGTCGGATCCGATCAGCGAGGTCGGGCACTGGGTCGACCAGTTCGCGCTGCAGAACGCGAAGGCCCCGAACGTCATGATCATCGGGGTCGACGTGTGGCGCGCGCTGCGCAACCACCCCGACCTCGTGGACAGGATCAAGTACACGCAGCGCGGCCTGGTCACGGCAGACCTCATCGGCGCGGCGTTCGAGATCCCGACCATCCTCGTGTCGCGCGCGTCCTGGGTTCCCGACTACGAGGAGCGCGGGTCCGCGAAGGAGGACAACGACAACGCCCCCGACTTCAGGTACATCACCAACCCCAAGGGCATCCTCCTGACGTATTCGACGGATACGCCGCAGGACATGGAGCCTCTTGCGGGCCTGTCGATCACCTGGAAGGGCTACTTCGCCGGCAACTCCCAGGGGATCCGCATCAAGCGGTTCCGCCAGGAGGCCATCGAGTCCGATCGCATCGAGGGCATGATCACCTACGAGCACCGTCAGGTCGCTCCTAGCATGGGGCTTTACGTAGACCAACTGGTTGCCTGATGTCTGTGGACGACAGGAACTGGGCACGCCCAGTCGTCTACAAGGTGCGTAGGCGGTGCTCGATACACGGTGTCGCGCACCAGCCTGGCGACGTGCTGACCGATGATGTCGCTTCCACGCTGAACCTGAACAGGCTGGTGTCCAGCGGCGTGCTCACCGTCGTCCTCGATCCGTACTTCAGGCGCGGGTACGACGAGGGCGTCCAGCCGATGCCTGTCACCGTCCCTCCGGGGAAGCGGCCGAGGGCGCTGGCGACGCAGGCGACGGCGGGAACTCCGGGATCGTTCGGCAGCGGCAGGGTTCCTTCGAACCTAGGTGAGATGACCGGAGTCACCGCAGTCCCGGCCAACGCCTGGAGCCCCACCGAGCGCGTGGTGCTGGGCGACGGGTCGAAGGCGCGATGGACCGGGACCGCGTGGGCGGCCTGGATCACTCCGCTGGCCTCGATCGCCGTCACCCCTGCGACCGCGACGCTGGCGACCACCACGGGGACGCAGCAGCTGGCTGCTGCTCCGGTCCCCGCGGACGCTCCGCTGGGGACGGTGGCATGGACGTCGTCCGATCCGACCAAGGCGACGGTGGGAGGCTCCACCGGCCTCGTCACCGGCGTCGCAGCGGGTACGGTCACGATCACCGCGGCTTCGGGCAGCGCCCGTGGTACGGCCACGATCACTGTTCCTGCAGCGGCTCCTGCTCCTGCTCCTCCGCCGGACCAGCTGAGCGACGGGCCGGGCTCCTCGGAGGATGTCGTCGTCGAGGTGTCGAAGGACCCCGAGACGGCGTCGAAGAAGCGCCGCAGCCGCTCCTCTGCGGATAGTGTTGTCCCAGTGCAGGAAGGACCTGCCGAGTAGGAGGTCCCGATGGGCAGCCGCAGAACGGCCGGCAACGTCCGTGGAACGACGCTCGCGCTCGGTCCGGACGCGTACGTCGTGCAGAAGTCGTTCGCGTTCAAGGGTGTCGGGTACAGGCCCGGGGATCCTGTCAGCGAGGACGTGTTCAACCACAGGCGCTTCGAGAACCTCGTGTCCTCGGGGATGGTGAAGGCGGTGCGAAGGTGACCAGCAGGCAGATCGTGTCCGAGTCCGGGTTCGTGATCGGGCATTTCGATCCGAAGGACGACAGGCCGGTCATCACCGACGTGATGCTCGGGGAGTCCTACGCATCGGCGCTGGAGGTCGTGTTCTCCAAGTCGACCACCGGCCAGCAGACGGCTGCGACCACTGCTGCCGCTGCCACTGCTGCAGCTGCTGGCGCCGCTGCGGCCACGGCGGCTGCCAAGAAGAAGGGCGAGAAGGTCGCGGGCGATCCGCGCCCCACTCCTCCTGCTCCGAACCTGGATGACAAGAAGCGTGCCGAGAACTACGCGCGGAAGCGCGAAGAGAGGCGGCGCAAGGCGAGGTCCGAGCGCGTCGGGTCGTGGCGCGGGATGGGCAGGGAGATCGGCGAGCGCAGGCTGACTGCCCTGATGAACCTCGATGCCGAGGTCAACTCCAAGCGCGCGGTCTCGGACCGCTACTGGTCCGGCGCAGGGCAGCAGCCGAAGCAGGGCCTGGTCGCCGACATCATGCCGAAGACCCGCACGGGGAAGATCGCCCTCGCGGCAGCGGTGCCCGCAGCGGTCCTCGCGTACGGGAACAGGGAGCGGCTCGGCAGGCAGTACGGCAGGAGCAGGGATGTCAGGAGGTACCGTCCGGCCTCCCCGTACTACGACCGCGGCATCGGCAAGTCCGACCTCTCCGATGTGTCGAAGGTGTTCGGCTCCACCGAGCGCATCACCCGCAAGGCGAAGAAGCTCGAGCTGAAGAACGCCGCAACGGAGCGGCTGGCTGCCGCCGAGCAGCGCAAGCGCCTGAAGGGTCCGGTGCCTCCCAGCGCCTACGAGAACCGCATGGCCGTGGCTCGCGATCTGCGCAGCCTCCTGCCTGCGTCGAGGACCGGGAAGATCGCACTGGTGGCCGCCGCACCGGCGCTCGTGGCCGCGTCGAGGATCAACAAGGGCGTGCTGTCGTCCGCCGCAGGGCGCGTCGGTGCGAAGGTGAAGGCCGTGTACCCCGCCGAGTCCATCAAGGAGTTCCGCACCGGCCTCGGACACAAGTACCGGGGCGAGGAGCTGTACCCGGGCACCCCGGCGAAGACCGAGTTGAAGTACGTGGAGAAGCCGGACGGGACCACCGGCAAGCGCAGGCAGCGCGTCGAGGTGTCGCCGGCAGTTCCCGAGGAGTGGGGCCGGGCGCAGAAGTACGGAGGAAGGAAGGCCGATGCGAAGCAGAAGGCGGCCACGCCGACTCCTCAGGAGCGCGTCGCGTCCGTGACTCCGGCGGACGTCACCGCTGCGGCCATGGCTGCTGGAGGGGCGTACAAGTTCCTGGCCATGCGCAGGGCCGCGAAGATCGCTGCGAAGAACCAGGCGCTGCGCGAGGCGGCGGACCGGAGGATGATGCGCAGGGCCGTGGCGTACGGCGTACCGGCGACTGCCGCTGCGTACGGGGCGAGCAGGATGCTCACTCCGGACAGGGTGGAGAAGGGCTTCGTCGGTTCTGCGATGGGGCGCAACTTCCGCTCCGCACGTGCGGCCCGCGCTGCTGCAGCGGCCCCTGCCGCTCCGCAGCCGAAGGCCTGGGACGACATGAACTTCGGGGAGAAGCTCGTCCACGGGTCCGGCAAGGCGGCGGAGGCCGTGGAGGGCATCACCGCCACGATGGCGCAGACGTCGCGGAACATCAACCGTTCCGTGCTGGACCTCAGGAAGGCGCGGCAGGGGCTGTACACCCCTGGTCCGAAGCGGCCTCCGATGACCACCGAGCGGAAGCTCGCCCTCGCAGGCGGAGCGCTGGCCGGAGGGGCGGGGTACAGCATGTACAGGAACAACAAGGCCAAGGGCTACCAGCAGCAGTTGGGGTGATGCGCCATGCCTATCCCGGAGAGCGCGGACAGGTGCACGTACAGCGGCGATCCTTCGACGACGCTGCGCGATCAGGTGCGGTTCTGGTCGCAGGACACCGATCCGAACTTCTGGCTGCTGACGGATTGGGAGATCGATTACCTGATCGAGTTCAACACGCTGAACACCACGGACGACCCGCTGTGGATCGCCTCTGTCGCATGCACGGTGATCGCCAGCAAGTTCACCCGCGAGGTGTCGGTGAGCGCCGACGGGGTGAGCGTGGACGTCGGATCGCTGCAGCGGAAGTACCTCGACCTCGCAGCTTCGCTGCGCGACGCGTTCGACGAGACGAACGGCAATGTCGAGCTGCCGACGCTGGCGCTGCCGATGGCGACGTGGGCCAGGGACTGGTCCTCGCCGCCGCTGCTGTTCGGCATCGGCATGAGCGACAACTTCGAAGCGGGCCTGCAGGACTACGGGTGGCGCAGGCTCGGACTCTCCCCGATACCTTCGGACAGGGTCGAGGAGGAGTTCTGATGGCGGCGCTCGGCACCGGGCTGGTGAACCATCAGCTGGTGTCACAGTTCGTGCGCAGGTACACGCGCTCCAACATGACGGCGGCGGTGCGGGTCTGGCGCGGTTCGCACCCGGACGCCTCTGTGCTCTACGAGGGCCCTGCGAGGGTCGCGCTGCTGGCCGGGGCCGTGCAGATGGGGTTCGGCGACGAGCCGCAGTACATGGTCTCAGGGACGGTGTACATCCCGCGCGAGGATCCGGCGACGGGCGTGCTGCTCGACGTGATGGTGAACGACACCGTGGTGGTGCTGTCCCAGCAGGACCCTGCCGCGGTGGGGCGCACGATGCGCGTGATGCACGTGAACGCCGCAGGGCAGTGGAACAGCTCCATCGAGCTGTCGGTGATGGGTGCCGAGCCGTCTCCGACGGGGACGCACAGGGGGTGACGTGGAGATCGCAGCGATGGTGGCCGACCTCGAGCGCGCCATGGAGGAGCACAAGCGCGCCGCAGTGGACGGGGCCAGGAGGGCCGCGGAGGCGATGAAGGCCGCTGCGGACGCCCTCGCATCCCCCGCGTACGGCATCAGGGTCAATGCCAGGATCACCCCGCTCGACGCCGGGGCGAGGTTGGACGTGTCCGTGCGGAAGTCGCCCAACGGCGTGGGCACGGTGTTCGGAGGCACGCAGGCGGTGGCTGCCGAGGTGAAGCGCCGGGCTGACGCTGTTGCGAAGGGGGACGGTCTTGTTTGACATCGGCATCGTGACCGACGAGGTGCTGGAGCACCTCGAGAACGCCATGGCCCCGTTGATGGTGGGGGACGGCGTCGCACCGGCCGCAGCAGGCTGGATCGAGGGGACGCCGAACTCCGAGGCCGGGTTCGTGGAGTACCTGGTGCTGAAGTACGCGGGATCGGCGGGCGGCGAGTTGGCGAACACCCCGCTGTGCTCGACGAACCCGGTCCTGTACCGGGTCGGCTATTCGCTGGCGTCGTACGCGCTGGACCGGAGGGGCGCGGACGCGCTCGCGGAGGCGAGCAGGGACGCCCTGGCCCTGCTGCCGGGGAGGTCGTCCGGCGGGGGCGACAGCACGTGGGCGTCGGTCGGTGCGTGGATGGACTCGTTCTCCGGCGCGTCGAGGGACGACTCCACGAATCCGAAGCTGTGGACCGCGTCCACCAACTTCCATCTGAACGTGGCAAGGAACCGATGAGTACAGGTACTGTTCCAGCAAGGCGAGAAGGAGAACTGACATGCGCGTAATCCCCAACGAGGAATCGTGGATCGGTTTCCTCCCGGACGTACTGCCCGCTGACCTGTGCGCACCGACCGTGGCGGAGATCGGTGAATGCATCGACCTGACGTGCCTCACGTCGAGCATCAACGCGTCCGCGCAGGGCAACACGATCCCCACTCCGAGCCTCTGCACACTGTTCGAGACCTCGGTCCCCGGCACCAGCCAGGCGACGTTCCAGGCCGAGTTCTACCGCGACGGCGAGCTCGACTCGGGTTCCCCGCCCAAGCCGATCGACCTGGCGTGGAACACCCTCCCCCGCAAGGCCAAGGGCTGCTTCATCATCGCCAGGTTCGGCGTCCCCAAGGACGCAACCACGCACATGCCCATGCCGATCGCCGGAACCCCGGTGGAGTGCTGGCCGGTGGAGATCACCTCGCGCGGAGCGGGCCCGATGGCTTCCGGGACGCCGTTGGCCTTCACCTGCGTCGCGGCCATCAACGTCGAGCCGTGCGAGGACGCCGTCGTGAAGGGTCCATGACCTTCGACACACCGTCAGAGCCGCGCACTTGTGCGCGGCTCTGATACTTGTAGGGCATGATGTTCGTATGACGCAGAAGAAGCCTATTACGTTTGAATCGCTCATCGAGCAGAAGTTGCCGACCTCCAAGGTGACCGTGTGCGGAGTCGAGTTCGAGCTGCGTGCGCAGTCTTCGCGGACGCTGGACGACCTGATCACCAAGTACCCGCCCGAGAAGGACAGCTCGGAATCCTTCGGCGACGGGCTGAGGTTCGAGCTGGTCGCGCTGTCCGTGACGAACGTCGAGCTGACGACCGAGCAGGCGAAGGAGCTCCTCGAGACCTGGGCCAGGCCCGACGTCGTGAAGCTGCAGTCGGCGGTGTTCGAGCTGAACTGGCTCGGATCGGAGGCCAAGCAGGTCCCTTTGTCAGGGACAGGATCCGAAGAGACTCCAGGTACGCCCTAGAGCTGAAGTGGTGCTCCGACCACGGGCTTCCGCATTCGCAGCTGCTGGAGTGGGACCCGGTGGACCGCGTGAAGCTGCTCGCGTGGCTGTCCGAGGAGTCCGAGAGGTGCCAGATGTGCGGCACGTCTGCGTACGAGTGGGAGTCCGACCCGTACTTCTACGCCCCTTCGGTCCACGTGTGCCAGGGGTGCGCGATGAAGGAGAACTCCAGGGAGTCCGCCAGGGACGTCCCCGGCGGTACTGTGGTGCTGCTGTCGGGCGCTGCGAAGAAGGCTGAGCTGCAGCGCCAGGCCGAGCTGTACAGGGCTTCGCGGAAGAGGGACCGATGACCGATTACACGGCCAACGTCAGCGCCGACTTCAGCGGGTACACGTCGTCCGTCCAACAGGCGATGGCCGTGACGAAGCAGTTCACCGCTGCGAACGACGGGCTCACCGCAGCGGCCGGGAAGGTGGCGACGAAGGCTATCGTCGGGTTCACCAACGTGCTCGGGCTGAACCAGAAGATGATGAAGGCCAACGTCGCGGAGGCTGCCAACTACCAGCAGGCGCTTGGGAAGGTCTCCGCGCAGGCGGTGGCGGCCGGCAAGTCCGTGTCCGAGGTGCAGAAGGCGACGAAGGACATCGCGAAGTCGCTCACCGGCAACATCGGCTCCGCGTCGGCCGCCGTCGGCTCGTCCCAGGGGATCCTGGGAACCGCGTCGGTGAAGAACATCAAGGAGATGTCGAAGGCTCTGGTGGAGCTCGGCGCCGCATCGGGGGAGTCCGGCGCCCAGATCGGCGAGTACCTGGCGAGGTTCAGCAGGTCGTACGGCCAGATGCCTTCTGCGAAGGGGATCAGCGACCTCGGCGATTCGCTGGTGACCACTTCGGCCAAGTTCGGCACGTCGGCCACCGCGGTCGCCGGGTTCGCCAAGGAGATCGCCCCGTTCGCCAAGCAGGTCGGCCTGTCGCAGACGGCGGTCATCGGCCTGTCCACGTCGTTCGCGAAGATGGGCGAGGAGTCCCAGCGCGGGGCGAACGTGATGAACAAGGTGCTCTTGGACATCGACGCAGCGGCGCGCGAGGGGGCGCCGTCGCTGGGCGTGTACGCGGACACGCTGGGGAAGACGTACGCCGAGACTGCGAAGCTGGCGAAGGAGAACCCGGCCGAGTTCATCGTGTCGTTCGTGGAGAGCCTGGACAAGCAGGGGACCGGGGCGATCAGGACGCTGGAGGAGCTCGGGTTCGAAGGCGTGCGCACCCAGAAGGTGCTGAAGCAGCTGACCTCCGGCGGAGGCCTGCGCGAGCAGATCACCACGGCGATGGAGTCCTACGGGACCGGGAGCGCCGGGAAGGCCGCCGAAGAGGCGATGGGAGGGCTGAACGAGTCCTCGTTGAAGCTGCAGGAGTCGCTCCGCCAGGTCATCGCGAACGGAGGGGCGCCGTTCCTCGGATGGCTCGAAGGAGTCACCGACGCGGCGAACTCGGCGGCCACAGCGGTGGAGAAGGTGACCAGCAGCACGGCGTGGGAGACCATGACCAGCGGCCTCGCGGCAGTGGTCGGAGTCGCCGGCATCGGCGGGATGGTCGCCGGGAAGATCATGACCGCCGGGACCCTCGGGGCCGCGATCCCGTACATCCAGAGCATGGCCGGCGGGCGTATCGGGCAGTTGATGACGGGGATCAAGAACAACAGGGGGATGATCCTCGGCGGGGGCGCTGCCGCGATCGGCGCCGGGATGATGATGGACAACCCGTCCATGTCGATGATCGGCATGGCTGCCATGACTGCGGCGACCCTGTCGTCGGAGAAGCTGGCCGGACTGGTGCGCACCGGCATGTCCGGGTGGTTCGAGGACAGCCTGGACGCGCTGAACACCCCCGTGCAGGACTGGGGGAAGGGCAAGCACGGGCGCGCGGCGAGGCTGGAGCGGGAGTGGGACGACGTCGCCGGCAGGTACCGGGCGACCGCTTCCCAGGACCAGTTCGCCACGATCGCGAAGGCCATCAGGGACGACGACTCCATGAGCAAGGAGGAGTTGAAGAAGTTCAAGCAGGCGGCGCGCAGGGTCGGGGCCGGAGGGAGGATCCCCACCGAGGTCGCGGAGCTGATGGCGGACTTCGCCACCGACGTGCGCACGAACGGCAGGGTCAGGTCGGACGCCATGCGCCGGATCGATGCGGTTCTGGAGGGCGTCCCGGAGTCCGAGGGCAGGGACCGGCTCGCCAGGATGGCGCGGCAGGGCGGCGGCTACGGAAGGTCGTTCGCATCCGGCGTCGCGCTGCAGGTGCGGAACATCCCGGCGCTGCTCGGCGCGATCGGCGCTCCGACCCTGATCGCAGGAGGGACGATCGGTGCGCTCGGTGCTGCTGCGTGGATGAACAAGCGCGGGGACGAGGTCGAGGAGAAGCGCAGGTCGACGAACCTGGAACTCGGTACCGGCGTGGCCGCTGCGTACGGCATGGTCGCACCGACGTTCGAAGGGATCGCGTCCTCCGGGCAGAAGCTGACGGGGACGTTCGACAAGCTGTCCGAGGCCTTCGCCAAGGGCCTGCAGGACTCCGGAGGGATGACGGGGAGGCTGTCGTACTCGCAGTTCGCCGCCGTCGAGACCAGGGACAAGCCCTCTGTCGACCTGCAGTTCCAGAACCGCAGGTTCCTGTGGCAGACGACCGGCAGCCAGATGACGAGCAAGCAGGCGGTCTCCGAGCTGATCGCCGCGTACGGGGCCGTGCTGACGCCGCAGGGGCTGGCCGCGATGACGACCGACCTGAAGGCCCAGGGCAAGACGTACGACGAAGTGACGAAGGCCATCGGCGCCTACACGGAGGCCGTCACCGGCGAGGGCGGGGCACTGCGCGCCGTCGTGGAGGACTACGCGCGGAACCAGCCCAACCGCATGCCGTGGGAGGCGGAGACGTGGTCCGAGGCGCTGAAGCGGTGGAGCTCGGACTTCCAGGGGAGCGACCAGCAGAAGCAGCTGCAGCTGATCGAAGAGCTGAAGAGGGCCGCACCGGGCCTGACGACCGAGCAGATGGACAACATCTGGAAGGACTTCGCCGAGGCGCTGGGGCTGAACCCCGATGCGGGCCCCGGGCTGAAGGGCGGGGCCGCGCTGACCGGTCCCGGGTACCAGGGCCCTGGCGGGACCGGTCCTCAGCCCGGGAAGCAGGAGGAGCCCAAGGGCGAGACGGTTGAGGAGTACAACCGCCGCAAGAGCGACGAATGGCAGATGAAGACCATCGGCCGCCTGTACGGGGACTTCGAGGAGAAGTACAGGGCGATGTTCTCCGGCAACCCCACCGGACCGCTCGGGGCGGCGCTGAACAGGATCGCCCTGGAGACCAGCGCGGAGCAGACCGGCGTGCCCCTGTTCCCCGGTTCCCCCGAGTGGCAACGCGCCCAGACGGCGAACAGGGGGAACGACCAGAACCTCATCGCCGCCATAGAGGGGCTGTCGCAGGCCACGGAGAAGTGGGGCGAGGAGAACATCGCCGGGAACCTGCAGGAGTCGATGAAGAACGTGTCGCAGTGGCTGACCGCCGGCGGCGGCATCTCCGGTGCGCAGGCGTACAACCGGCAGCTGCTGATGGAGCCGACGAACGTCGGGACGAAGGGGAGCCTGCAGCTGCAGGCGGGGATGCTGGCGCTGGGCAGTGCCGTCGAGATCGCCGGGATGGACCCGTACGCGCAGATCAAGTCGAAGCAGACGGACGCCGCGGTGAGGCTCGGGGAGGCGCAGCGGGAGCTGAACGCCGGGAACACCTCGGCCGAGGTGAACAACCAGTACAAGCAGGCGATGGACGACCTGTTCTCGCTGCGCGCCGACGAAGTCTCCTTCCTGCAGGGGGTGGTGAAGGCCGGAAGGCAGCTGCAGACCAGCCTCCGCTACTCGGAGGAGGACTGGCAGACCAGCCGCAGGTACGCGAAGGAGGACTACAGCACGCAGCGCGCGCAGGCGGCGGAGCAGTTCGCGACGCAGCAGCGGTACGCGCAGGAGGCGTACCAGCGCCAGTCGATGTACATGGAGGAGGACTACCAGCAGCAGATGCTGCGCTCCGACCGCGAGTACTACAAGCAGCGCCTGTACCAGGCGGACGACTACGCGAAGGGGATGCGCCGCAGGATGGAGGATGCGGCCAAGGGGATGATGGACCCGTTCCAGCGCATCGCCGTCGAATCGACGTGGTCCGGCGAGGGGCTGGTGGCGAACCTGGCCGAGCAGGAGCAGCAGATCAGGGAGCAGATCGCGAACCTGGACGAACTGCGCAACCAGGGGGTGTCGCAGAGCGCCATCGACATCCTCGGCCTGAACGATCCCGGCAAGGCGCAGCAGCTGAACAGGCTGCTGGGCGACATCGCCGCCGGCGGCAACGACATCGTGTCGTCCCTGAACTCCGCCGCGCAGGCCAGGGGCGAATTGGCCGGAGGGCTGTTCTCCGCCGAGAACGACATGGGCACGCGCAGGATGGAGGAGGACTACAACACCGCGATGAACCGCATGGCCGAGGCGAGGAAGACGTTCCTCTCGGACTCGGCGGCGGACTACGACAAGGCCAGGCGCCGGTCGCAGGAGGCGTTCGAGACGTCGCAGCGGCAGGCCAGGGAGTCGTTCGACACCTCGATGAGGTACATGGAGCAGGCGCACCAGCGTTCGCTGACCAGGATGGACGAGGCGCACGCCACCTCCGTGAGACGGGCCAGGGAGCAGTTCGAGGAGCAGTTCATCGGGATCACGTCCGACTACGAGACCCTTGCGAAGACCGCCACCGCCATGCTCAACGGGGAGACCGTGGAGTGGGGCGGGATCATCACCCGCGGCACGGACACGATGCGAGAGGCGTTCAAGACGAACGCCGGCGAGCTCGGCTCGCTGTGGGCCGAGTCGTTCACCAAATCGCTGGAGGACCAGTTCGGGGCCGACTCGGCGGTGATCGACGCGGTGAAGAACGCCCTGCTGCTGGTCGGTTCGCTGGTCGGAGGGGGCGGGCCGCGCCCTGGGGATTCGGTGTTCGAGGACCTGACAGGCACGCCGAACGGTTCGGCGGGCGGGCCGACGTGGGTCGTGGGCGGGAAGGGCTGGTTCAACACCAGCAACTACTACGGGAGGCCCAGCGGCAACTACAAGGCCGGCCACCACACCGGGGCAGACGTGGCTGCGGAGGTCGGTACGCCGATCTTCTCGACGATCTCCGGCAAGGTGGTGAAGGCCGGATGGGACGGGGCGTACGGCAACGCCGTGTACGTGGAGGGCCTCAACGGGATCACGGTGCTGTACGCGCACATGTCGTCGGTCGGCACGGTGGCGGGCGCGACGGTGGCCAGGGGCACGCCGATCGGGCGCGTCGGGAGCACCGGGAACTCCAACGGTCCGCACGTCCATGTCGAGGCCAGGTCGGCGACCATGGCGGGGTACCCGGGGTACGGCTCGGACGTGAACCCGCTGCCGTACATGTGGGCGGGCGGCATCGTCAACCGCGCCACGACGGCGGTGATCGGAGAGGGAGGGTACGGGGAGGCCGTGATCCCGCTGAACCACCGCGGGATCGACGTCTTGAGCCAGGCGCTCGCCAGGGCGTACGGCTCCAGGGCGCTGCAGCAGGCGGCCCTGGGCGAGCGCGGGCCGCAGAACGTGACGTACGTGGTGACCGAGGACCATTCGGTGAACGTGAACGGCTCGGTCGAGGTGGTGTCCTCCGATCCGGAGCGCATCGGGCGCGAGTTGGAGAGGATGGCCAGGAGCAGGGCGCTGCTGTCTCCTAGCAGGAGGAACCGATGATCAACGTGCTCGTCGAAGACCCGGCGGCTGTGGGAGGGTGGCTCGCCCTGCAGCAGCCGGAGATCGGGTTGAAGCTCGGCCCCGACACGTTCGCCGCCACGCAGGCGACGCTGAAGAGGACGACGGCGACCAACGCGTTCTCCCCGGGGACGTTCACGCTGCGGGCCGACCCGGACACGACGACGGAGACGGTGTCCGTGTACGTCTCGGACGGGTCCGTGGCTGCGAGGGACGCGAAGGTGGAGCACCTGCTCTCACTGTTCGGGAGGATACGGTTCCTCCTGAGGAAGGTCTCCGAGACGGGGACCCTCGAGATGGTCGGCCAGGCGTCTGACTACGCGCTGAACAACCAGCGGGAGTTCCTGCACGCCGGGATCACGCTGATCACGTTCAGCGTGCCGGTGCTCCCGTACCGCAGGACGGTGGTGGAATGATCTCCTCGACGATGAGCCAGGCGCTGCTCCGGTCGGTGTTCACCGACCTCTCCTCCCCGTACCGGCAGCACGGGTTCGCATTCTCGCTGCACACGGACGCGAACCCCGGAGGCGCGAGCACGGAGATCGAGTCGGTGACGTACTCCAGGGTGCTGTACGGCCACGGGGAGTCCTACTGGAGCATCGGGTCCAGGTCGGCGACGAACCGCGCCGAGATCCTGTTCCCCGCCACCGGCGACACGGAGATGTGGCCGGCGGTGCGCGCGCTCGGGCTGTGGGACGTGAGGACCGGGGCGTTCATGTGGGGCGTGGCGTTCGACATCGGGTCGTACGTGGTCGGCACCGGCGACAGGCTGTCGGTGCCCGTGAACGGGCTGGTGATGAGCCTTGGCTAGCACGGTGCCGCTGAGGGCGACGTACGGACGGGTGCCGACGACGGAGTCGTCGGTGGCGATGGTCGTGCGCGCGCCGGACCGGGCGCTGTTCGAGGCGCGGACCAGGGCGGCGCGCATCGATGTCTCCCCATACCGGCTGAACAGGGGGGAGTACGTCGTAGAAGGCCCGTCAGTGGTCCTGCAAGCCGTTTTCAACGGGATGTACTCGGATATGCCTGACACCAGTTGGAGGGCCGTGGCGGGGCCTGACGCGCCGCTGTGGGCCGGAGCAGACGCCGCTGCCCTGTGGCCGAGCGCCAGCGCGTCGCCGAACGTCAACCTGGTCGGCCAGCAGTCGGGCGTCGCGGAGATCGTGCGGAACATGAAGGCCGATCTCTCCTCCGCCAGGGAGTACACGGTGGCGAGGACTTCCGAGGGCTCGTCGTGGGGCACCGCGTGGCCCGCCACGAGGACCGCGTGGCTCGTGATGTCGGCGAGGCTCCCGCAGACCAGGAGGAACGGGGACGTGATGTCGCTGTCCCTCCTCGGGGACCCGCTGAAGGTGTCGACGAAGGGGGACCTGCTGTCGGTGTCGTTCAGGGACGTGGACCTCGGCTCCTGCGAGAGGAGCAACAACGATTACTCGGTGACAACAGTGGCTCTAGGGGTGGATACAGATACTGCTTATATGTATTTGAAGGAAGGGGGCGTGTTCACCTCGTACAGGTGGATCACCAAGTACAGCGGGCTCGTGGTGACCGGCCTGGAGATCGGCGGGGCCTCCAGCCCGGAGATGCTGGTGTACGCGGCCTCCGCAGGGGACGGCGGCCCTTCGGCGTGCAGGAGGGTGTTCGACATGTTCACGGGGTTCCTGTCGTGCTGACCTACGGAGGAAGGGGCTATCCGGACTCGGTCCACGCGGACACCGAGGTCAACGGGGCGTGGTCGGTGCTGGTGCACACTTCCGACCGCGGTCTCGTGGACATCACGTCCGTCAGAGGTGCGCTCACCGAGATCAAGTCGATGTCCACCACGGACCCGTTCGGTCCTGCCGCCGCGTCGCTGGTGTTCCCGGCGCTGACGATGCTGGACTCCATCGGCGAGGGCGACCTCTCCTGGTGGCGGCCCGGGGCCGGTATCGACATCGTCTGGTCGTCGGAGTCGGTCAGGATCGCGGGCCCCAGGAGCGAGGTCCGCTGGGAGGGGTACATCGCGGGCGACTCCTCCTCGATGAGCGACTCCTCGGGGACGATGGAGATGACGCTGAAAGGGGCGCTGCTCGGGTGCGACAACACCCTGGCCATGCCCGAGTACCAGCAGAGGCCGTACACCTTCGAGTACGCGGTGCAGCGCCAGCTCGACAAGTGCAGGGCCAACGGCGTGCACATCGGGGAGCTGGTGGTCCGCTGGCCCCAGTGGTGGTCGAAGCGGTACGTCCCAGGCACCGGCGACCAGTGGTGGATGGTCCCGGTCGGGGTGTCCGAGGGCGACCTGTGGACCGGGATGGTCACGAGGGAGACCGGCCAGTTCGAACCTGCCATGTCGAACTACATCAACGGCCTGCTGCAGTCGATGCACACCGAGCAGGGGCAGTTCACCCTGATGCTCGACCCCGGCAGGGTCCCGGTGCTGATGCACCGGGACAGGACGTCGCCGCAGGCCGACTGCGAGATCGACCTGATCACGCCGGGCGTGGCCATCGACCTCTCCTGCGACTACGAGACGAAGGCCAACGTCGTGTACGGGTCCGGCCGCGGGCTGGACGGGATCGCGTTCTCCAACATGCAGTTCTACGCGAACGGCGGCCAGGCGTACTACACGCCGTTCGCCTACCACCCGTCCGTCCATCCTCCGAGGCCGGCGCACATCGGCTCCCACGCCGGGATCCCGATCAGGAGGGAGGTCTCGCTGAAGTTCTACGAGGGGATGTCGCCGCTGGAAGCCGCAAGGGCCTCCGAGCTGTACCGCCAGCGGTTCTCGGCCGCCGGGTGGACCGGCCAGATCAACATGACGACCGACCCGTACGTGGAGTCACCGGACGGGTCGAGGACGACGTTCCCGCGCCATGCGCTGCAGGCCGGCGACTCGATCAGGGTTCCGCACCTGTTCGGCAGGCAGGCAGGGGCGCTGTTCCACGTGACGCAGGCGTCCCACGACATCGCCGGAGGGCGCACGACGCTGACCGTCGACACGGTGTTCCGCGACAGGCTCACCTCGGACGAGGTGCGGCTGCGCGGCAGGGACGCGCTGACCGACGCGGTGACGCTCACCACCGGCCAGTACACGCCGAACGTCCGCGACCAGATGCTCCCGTGGGGCCCGGACTCCGGCTACGTCCCGGTGACCAGCAGGCTGCTGTTCGACGACGCCGCCAGGGACGACCAGGTGCGGGGCATGGACCAGTTCCCCTGGGAGGAGGCGACCCTGTCCCGTCCTCCATCGGACCCGAGGTGGGAGTCGTCGTACGTGAGGATCCCGGCGGCGGACCGCGAGGACCTGAGGAACAACTGGAACTGTCCGGAGCGCGATGTCAGGTCCACCGTGATCCAACTGGCCCAGGCCGGATCGATCCAGCTGCTGCAGGTGATGGCGGTCGACAGGTCGGGGCGCAGGATGAAGGTCCCGTTCCACATCAGCTTCTACATGAACCACTCGGTCACCGCGGCCGACATGCCGAAGCTGGACGGCATGGACTGGGCGCACCCGCTGTTCGGGGTGAAGGTCGGTCCGTACCCGTTCTTCCCCGGCGCGTGGGAGCAGATCAACACCGACGGCAGCAAGCCGGCCAACGGGCAGCTGGTGGTCCCGGCGCCGAATGCGGGGATGATCGCGGGGTGGGGCACGCAGACCGTCCCCGCCGGGTACCACCCTGGAGACCCCAGGCAGGGGCAGGAGCCGACGGGCCTGCTGTCGGTGCAGGAGGCGTTCTCGTGGGACGTCGCAGGGTTCCAGAAGGACTTCAACCCGTACCAGGGCGCCGAGAACTCGTTCGTCGCACCGAACAAGGGGTCCGGGATAGCCGGCGTGATGATCTACTGCGACTCGGAGTGGGACGAGCGCAGCAAGAGCCTTGTTCCCCGGGACAGGGACGTCTACTTCATCGCGAGGCTGTTCCGGGCGCCTCCGGGGAACGGATAGCACCATGCAGTCGATACCTGTGATCACCACCACCGGGAAGGAGGCTGTGGCCTCCGCGATCGCCGCGATGCCCATGTGGGTGTCCCTCCATGTGGCGGAGCCGTCCTCGATCGATCCGACCGCGACCATGGTGAACACGTCCGGGCCGACCGCGGTGCCCGTCTCGTGGGACGTGCACGGATCGGTGCTCTCGAACCGCTCGGAGATCGTGTTCCAGGGCGTCGCACCGGACTCCGTGGTGTCGTGGGTGGCGGTGTCGCTGGACCCTGATGCGAACAGGATCGCGTTCTACGGCGACCTCGCCGACTCCGTCTACGGATCAGGTTCGTGGTCGTCCTTCACACTTGGGCCAAACACGATAAAACTGATCATCGGATAGGCTTGCGTAGCGAAAGTTCATTGTGATAGGGTGCGTTTAACGCATTGGGAGGAGGTATGCCCTCTTCCGATGGATGCGTGAGGCTCAGGTCTAGGATTGCGATCCCAGATGCTGGGCCTTTTGTGTGCCCGCAGTCGGAAGGATTCGAATGGAACCGACCAGGAAGACCCTGAACACCATCACCACGGACTGGTTCGCAGCCGTCCTCTTCGACGAAGGAGCGGGCTGGCTGCTCCACCGGGCCGTCTACAGGAAGGGAGTCGCGAAGGAGTTCGATCCGCTCTTCAACTGGATCAACCGGTGCTACGAGTCGACCGGCGAGACGCCCTCCTACTCCACCACGACGGACCGGTGGCCGAAGTTCGAATGGCCCCGCCAGCCGCTGCCGGTGGAGTTCGCCACGTTGGAGCTGGGAGAGGCCTATCGCAGATGGGAGCTCGTCTCGTACGCCGTCGAGCTCGACCGGCTGCTGCGCGACGGGACTCCGAACGAGGCCTGGGAGCACGCCAAGTCGTTCACGTCCCAGGCTGTGAAAGGCAGCACGGCGCGCGGCATCGAGCTGAACGACCCGATGCTCTACATCGACACCGTCAACGACGGCATCGAGGTCCCGTCGATGGGAGCGGCCATGTCTGGCCGCAAGATCCACCGATCGGACTTCATCCTCATCGCCGCGCGGACGAACGTCGGCAAGTCGTGGCTGCTGCTCATGATGGCGATGGACGCGATCAAGCAGGGCTGGGACGTCGTCTTCTACTCGCTGGAGATGGCGGCGTCGGACCAGGCGAAACGGGTCAAGGCGCTGCTCGGAGGCAAGGACCCGATCGCCTGGATCAAGAAGCAGCCAGGTCACCTGTACGTCGTCGACCAGCGGGAGTCGGGGCACGGCTACACGCCGTCCGACCTCGTCAAGCGCGTCGACCAGGGGTCGCGCACGATGATCGTCGTCGACTACGGGGAGCTGCTGCGCCCCGACACCGGAGGCCGTTCGACCGAGGGCTGGAACAAGAGCGCCGAGGTCAGCCAGGCCCTGCAGAACGTGGCGAAGTACGTGGAGGTTCCCGTCGTCGCCGCGGTGCAGGACAACAGGCAGGCGGTCGGAGTCACCAGGCCCGGAGTGGAGACGCTGTCCGGGTCCGACTACTGGGGCAGGGACGCGGACCTCGTGCTGAGGCTCCGCGACGAGAGCGGCGAACCGCCGGGATCAGGACCGACGAGGGTTCTCGATGTGGTCAAATCCCGGCACTCGGGCAACAGGGAGCCGTCGTACTTCGACTTCCGGCTCGAGCACGGGGGCATCCGTCTGATCGACCGCATGGAGTACGCGGTCCTCAACTCGAAGGAGGGCTAGATGGGATTCCTCATCCCGCTCGCACTGCTGGTGACGATCCTGATCCGCGTCAAATGAGCGGGATCGTCGGCGCAGTGCTCAAACTCGCCGAGACTGCCGCGGTGGAACTCGTCGGGGACGGCACCGCCGTCCTCACGAAGACCATCAAGAGCATGACCGGCAAGCGCCTCGACATCGTCGTGGCGGTCCAGATCAAGACCCGTGACAAGGAGGAGGTGGACACATCATGGGTGCAATCACGCTTGTCCCAGTCTTCCCAGGACTGATCAACGAGGAGCAGAACACCTTCGGCCTCCATCTGCTGATGGGGCCGGACTTCGTGGACTTCATGGAGGAGCCGGTAGGGCTCATCCCGGTGGAGGTCGACTACGAGCTCACGATGTCTCCGAAGCACCAGTGGATGGAGTTCTACTCCGAGGTGTTCGGTGTGTACAACCAGGGCAAGAAGGAATGGCACCTGATCGACTGGGAGGAGGTCACCCGCAACGACGAACTGGCCGGCGCATGGATGTCATGGGTCGAATCGCTCTACAAGCACCCGCGGCTCCCCAAGCACGGCCCAGCCAGGGACTTCCTCGTGCGGCTGACGTTCGACTCCCACCGGCTGCTGCCGGTGAGGGTGCAGCAGACGGCGTGCGAGATCTGCGCCCAGGCCGGGAACGGATGGACGATCATCATCAGGGACGCGGTGATGTTCGCCAGGGACAGCGGAGTGGCGTCGACGGCGGGGATGAAGCGCTCGTGGAACCCCTTGTGGCCGAACAGCGTCGAAGTGTCCCTGTGCAACGAGTCCCACTTCTTCAGGGAGGAGCGCGCCAATGAGCTCCTGTCGGAGATGTGGTCGGAGACGTGGGAGGACTGGTACGAGCCGGCCGACATGCCCGACGAGATGCCCGACTGGGCGACGGTGATGTCGACCAACGACCAGATCGCCACGGACTTCATGGAGATGTTCGAGCAGGGCGCGTACGACGAGTCCGACATCGAGACCCAGTCGACGCACATGCGCTGCTGGCACCCGCCGGAATGGCTGCTCCCGACGTTCAAGCAGACCTGCGCCGACGTCCAGCCGGACTTCAGCCAGTGGTACGGCGAGCAGTTCGGCCTCAACGCCTGGTCCGCCTACGAGCAGGGCCTGCGCAGGGAGCTGCGCAACAGGGCCACCTCTTTCGCGCTCCCGCAGAAACCGGAAGCAGCCTGATGGCGCGCTCCTGGAAGTCGATGCGCGAAGCGATCGAACACGGGCGCGGAGTCGAGCGCCCGTTCTGCTGCCCGGTCCACGGCGACAGGAACGCCTCGGCGTCGGTCAACGTGGAGAAGGGCGTCTGGGTGTGCTACGCGTGCGGTGCGAGCGGGAAGACCGAGGACGGCAAGCACGACCTCAACTACATCCCGCTGATGCAGGACGCCCCGATCCCTGCACTGCCTCCGCTGGCCATCAGGTACACCAACAACCTGCTCGGCTACGGGACCTACTGGGCGACCAGGTACGGGACCGAGGTGGCCGAGCTGTTCGCCACAGGGGTCGACCCGGTGACGGGCAGGCCCACGGTGCCGATCCACGACGAGCTCGGCACCACCGTGCACGGGTTCCTCCAGAGGAGGCTGCCCGGAGAGGAGGGAGGGAAGTACATCTACCCGACCGGGGTCCCTGTCAGCAGGCTGCTGTTCGGCCACCACCTGGTGCCGTCGAACCTGGAGCTGCTGGTGCTCGTCGAGGGCGCTTCCGACGTGATGGCGCTGCACAGCTGGGGAGTCCCCTCCGGTGCGGCGGTCGTCGGGGTGTACGGTGCGGGCCTCCACTCGGTGCAGGCCGACCTCGTCAAGGGGCTGTCGCCCCACCGCGTGCTGTGCGCCATGGACGCCGACGACGCCGGAAGGCAGGCGAACACGCGCAGCATGCTGCACATGCAGAACCGCCGCGTCGGAGCTTCGCGCTTCGATTGGTGGTCGCAGTTCGGGGTCAACGACCCCGGGGATCTGAAGGAGGATCCATGGAAGATCCTGATGGCCGCGTAGCGCGGCTGAAGGAGCTGTCGGAGTGCTACTTGGCCGAGGTCGCGAACATGGAGCGCGCCCAGGCCGAGCTGGAACTCATCAAGGCGCAGATGCAGGAGGTCCAGGGTCCTGGCCTCGACCGGTTCGACATCGACCTCGGCGACATCGTCGTCATCGTCGGATCCCGCGCGAAGTCCCGCAAGGTGAACGTCGTCGCACTGCAGCGCGCAGGCGTGAAGAAGGAGGAGTTCTCCACCATCACGCCGTCGATCGCCGCATTCAACGCCATGTGCGAGCGGCGCGGCTGGGGAGAGGCAGAGGCGTCCGCCTACCTCATCATCGACCCCGAGAAGGTGCAGAGGGTCTCTGTACGCAAGAAGAGCGAGGAGAACGAGTCATGAGCGACACCACCACCGAAGATCAGGTGCAGGCCGGAGACATCGGCTTCGACACCGACGAGCTGTTCCAGACGAAGGCGGTCACCCTCGACGACTTCGCCGGGGAGCGCGACTACGAGTACCCGCTGACCGCCTTCATCCCCAAGTCCTACGGCACCTCCGGGGACGACGCGGCGGTGTGGATCATCCCCGACATCAACGACGTCGTCGTCGTGCGCCAGATCAAGATGTTCGAGACCACCTTCATCCCGAAGGTGCCTCCGGCGTACAACGTCCTCTACTGCCGCGTGGACCGCACCAACCGCCCCAACCTCACGGACTTCCAGGACCAGGTCCGGCAGTCCGTCGTGTCGCAGTACAAGGGGAAGGACGGCCTCGTCCCGCTCCAGCAGGTCTACCTGCTCCCCGTCATCAGGAAGCTCCCCGTGAAGCAGGACGCGCCGCCCGTCGTCGGTTCCAAGGACGAGTGGGCGCCCGCCATCGCTGAGGTCGGAGTCACGGCCTACGCGGAGATCAAGCGGGCCATCGCAACCGCCGACGACCTGTCCGACGGGCGCATCACCCCGTTGACCAGGCCGATGCGGATCTGGAAGTCCGGACAGCGCGAGATCACGGTGAAGTTCGACCGCAACTCCGACGCCGACGTCCCCGCGCTGATCAAGGAGCACCGCAAGAACCTCCAGCTCGAGCCTCGCGAGTACGTGAAGCTGCGGGCCACCCATACGGAGGCCTACCTGCGCGCCCAGTGGGCCGCGTACAAGTCCGGCGGGTCGCCGGTCGCGGCGCACACCGAGATCAGCGACCGGGAGCGGTACGTCGAGGCGGTCATGAACATGACCACCGCACAGATGAAGGCGCTGCTCCAGCAGCACGGCATCTCCATCGCAGGTGCGAAGGCGAAGCCCGGGCTGATCGAGCTGATGCTGGACAACCGCGACGCGTGCGAGGCCGAGGTCCTGGCCTCCACCGTTCCGTTCTAGACGACGAGCAGTGCTGCGGGGAGGGGGCTCCGGCCCCCTCCCCGCTCCGCGCTGGGAAGGAGGAGTCGATGAAGACGTTCTACTCGATCCACCACCACTCCAGGTACTCGCTCATGGACGGCAGGGGAACCGTGGCCGACCACGTGCGCAGGGCGAAGGAGCTGGGGTACCCGGCCCTTGCACTGACCGACCACGGCACGATGGCGGGAGCCGTCGAGCTGTACAGGGAGTGCAAGAGGAACGGGATCGTCCCGCTGCCCGGCATCGAGGCCTACGCCTCGTACGGGCTGAAGACCAGGAAGACGTTCCACCTCGGCCTGGTGGCCACCACGGAGCAGGGGTACCTGAACCTCGTGACCATCAACAACGCCATGGCGCGCGACTTCTACTACAAGCCCATCCTCGACCTCACGAGGATCGGGGACCTGCCCACGGAGGGCGTCGTGCTCACCACCGGGTGCTTCTTCGGAGTTGCGATGTCCGCATCGCGCGTCGACCCGGAAGCACCGCTGAACGTCATCAGCACGCTGGCCGACTACTTCGACGTGTACGTCGAGGCGCAGTGCCACGGCATCGAGGACGAGGACCACGACGACGTCGAGGACCAGTACAAGGCCCTGGCGTGGGCGAAGCAGCTGGGCCTGCCCATGGTCATCGGGCAGGACTGCCACTACGTGTACAAGACCGACAGGAACCATCACGATACGATGAAGCGCCTCGGATCGTGGAACGACGATCCTGACAGCGCCATCTTCCCGGGCGAGTACGGCTACCACCTGCAATCGGAGGAGGAGCTGCGCGCCCAGTTCGAGCCGGAGGTGTGGAGGGAGGGGCTGAAGGGGCTGTCGCAGATCCTCGCCGGCGCCGACATGTCGATCCCTCCGCTGGACAAGTTCGATCCGGTGATCATCAGCCGGCCGGACGAGGAGCAGGAGATCGTGCAGCTGGTCCTCGGATCGGACAGGATGCCGCCCGCGGACCACCCCGACCACCAGGAGTACCGGGATCGGGTCGATCAGGAGCTCGACGTCATCAGCGGGTTCGGGTTCACCGGGTACATGCTGCTGGTGAAGGAGATCACCGACTTCATGAGGAGCAGGTCGATCACGTACAACGTCCGCGGCTCCGCGGCCGGTTCGCTGGTCTGCTACCTGCTCGGGATCAGCAAGCTGGACCCGATCGCGTGGGACCTGCTCTTCGACCGGTTCCTCTCGCGCAACCGCGCGAAGCTGCCGGACATCGACCTCGACGTCGACTCCAGCCGACGGCCGGAGGTGCTGGAGCATCTGCGCCGCACCTACGTCGTCACGGGGATCTGCCAGTACTCGACGCTCGGCATCGTCGACTACGACGGCCGCTTCAAAGGGTCGGCGCTGCAGAAGTGGAAGCAGGCCCAGCGGAAGACGGGCGGTAGCGAGGTGGCCGACAGGCGGGTGTTCGAGGAGCTCGAGCTGATGACCAGGGACGACGCGATCCTCGCAACGAGGGGCGCGCACCCTTCCGGGTACATCGTCGCGCCGGACGAGAAGTCGATGAGGTGGATGCCGCTGGGCGTCATCGGATCGGCGAAGGACTACGACAGGTTCGTCACCGCGTTCGACCAGGACTCCGCGGAGGCCATGGGGTACATCAAGGTCGACGTGCTCGGACTGAAAGCCATGCACGCCGTCGACGTGTGCCTGTCGGAGATAGAGCGCTCCACCGGGAAGAGGATCGAGCTCGAAGACATCCCGCTCGACGACGCCGACGTCTACACGATCATCGGCGACGGCATGACCTCCGGCGTGTTCCAGCTCGAGGGATGGGCGGCGAAGAAGGGGTGCGTATCGTTGAAGCCGAAGCGCATCGAAGAGATCATCGCGGCGATGGCGCTGTTCCGGCCGGCCGCGATGGACTCGGGAGCGACCGAGCTGTACGTGAAGCGGTCGCGCAGCGCACGCTCCTCCGCGAAGCCGCAGGACTACGTCAAGGCGTTCCACCCGGACATCGCAGACGTGATCCGCCCGACCTACGGCGTGCTGGTGTACCAGGAGCAGGTCATCGAGATCCTCAAGGCCCTGCAGTTCGGCCCGGACGAGCTCGGCGACGCGCTGAAGGCGATCAAGGCGTCGAACAGCAAGGTCCACGGAGCACAGGAGATCGTGCGCCGGCTGCTCGAAGACGTGCACGGGAAGGCGGAGGCCCGCGGTTGGTCGGTGGTGGACGAGCAGTGGCTGGAGAACGCCTTCAAGGCGTACGCCAACTACGGCTTCAACATGGCCCATGCCACCGCGTACGGGATCCTCGCCTACCAGACCGCCTGGCTCTCGTTCCACTACCCGGCGGAGTTCTGGAAAGGCATGATCACGGCGCACGGCAAGGACGACGAGAAGGTGGCCGAGTACACCGACCAACTGGCTTCGCGCATGTTCACGCGCATGCCGGTCGACGTGAACTACTCGGGAGTCACCATCAGGGTCAACGGCAAGCGCAGGTGGATCCACCCGGCCCTCACCACCATCCCCGGCATCGGGGAGAACACGGCGAGGGCCATCGAGGCGGCGGCTCCGTTCGACGACATCGCGGACTTCGCGACGAAGCTGAACGGGTCGTGCGTCTCGGGGATCAAGGGCCTGCTTGCCGGTGAAGCCCCGGAGGAGTGCTCCGGGGCGGTGAGGGTGCTGGCGACCGCCGGCGCCCTCAGGTCGCTCATCTGAGCGGCATCGGATCGATGGGGAGAGGAGAACCCGTATGTCCGCAAGCAATGGAATGATCCTCACCGAGGAGCTCGCAGTAGCGATCCTCGAGTGGGACAACGCCCTGTTCGAGGTATGGCAGGTCTACCGCCACGCCTCTGCAGCAACATCGGTGCTGGCAGGGATCAACATGTCCATCTGCGCCCGCTCCGCCGGGCGCATCGTGACGGACATCCGCGACCAGTTGGTCAGCGGGGAGCTCGTCGCGAGGATGTCGAGGCTGCACGCCGAGAAGCACCCGTGCCTCACGTCCCCGGTAGAGATGGAGATGTTCAGGCAGTTCACGAACATCGCAGTGCCGTACCTCTTCTGGACTCAGGACGGCACGCCGGAGAGGGAGCAGCTCTGGGGCCAGGTGCGTACCTGGCTCGACGCCGCGGAGTCCGCGGTCGCAGCAGCACAGGAGCCCGAGCAGGGCGACAACGAGGAAGGGGCCAGCGATGGTCGCTGACATCTACAAGGACCGGTTCGTCGGAGTGGAGCCCGCGTGGCACCGCATCGGCACGGCGATCGAGCCGGGCACCGGCTCACAGGCAGCCATGGCCGCAGCCGGCATGACCGACTGGAACGTGCGCTGCATCCCGCTGGAGATCCCCGGGGTCGACGGCAAGGGGCTGTACGTCATCGTCCGCAACGAGGACGGCGGGGCGATCGTGGCTTCGGAGACGATGGTCGAGGGAGGGTACGTCCCCATCTCGAACGAGGAGATCTTCCGCGACATCGTCGAGCTGATGGCGGGGCACGGCCTCCCCGTGGACGCCGCAGGCGTCCTGGGCAGGCTCGGGAACCGCGCGTTCATGACGTTCGACGCGGGCCGCACCGAGATGCCCGGCAACGAGGAGTACGAGCGCTACATCGTCGCCATCGCCAACCACACCGGCCGCGATTCCGCGCTGCTGCTGCGGACCGGGATCAGGGTGGTGTGCCGCAACACGGAGGAGGCCGCGAAGCGCACCTCGCGGTCCATCGTCACCATCCCGCACAACCGTGCGGCGATCGACAGGTTCTACGAGAACGCGCAGGACGGGCGGATGGTGCTCGGCATGGTCGCCGAGTACGACAAGAACCTGGAGCGGCTGTCGGCGGCGCTGCAGAGCTACCCGTTCGACGCCGTCCAGTGGAAGGCGATGATCGACCGTTGGACGGTGCTCCAGCCGGAGCCGAGCACGATGCGCAAGGCCGACAACATCGAGCGCGCCAGGGAGAAGCTGCTCGACGCCTGGCTGGTCGAGTCCCGCAACGCGGAGAAGCTCGGCCAGCCGTACGTCTCGCTGTGGACCGCGAGGCAGGCCATCAGCACCTACGCGCTGCACCTCTCGCGCGGTTCGCAGCGGCAGCACGACATGAGGCAGATGCGGATCGCAACCGGCCAGACCGTCCCCGTGATGGAGACCCTGAACGGCCTGCTGGCCGAGCAGGTCTCCAAGTCCCCCCGGCTCGCCGGGGCAGGGGTGTGGTTGCGGTGATCATGACCAAGACCGGGGCGTTCACCGGCTACATCTCGTGGATCCGCGACGGCGGCTCGTGGTCGGAGCGGACGCTGGAGATCATCGAGCACTCGATGTCCCAGGACGCCAACAGCGCGAAGTCCGACGGCACGGGGCGGTTCCGCCCCTCGCTCATCGGCGACCCGTGCGACCGCAAGCAGCTGCTGTCGTACCTGTTCGCAGATTCGTCCGCGTTCAACGGCAACTGGTACACGTGGTCGGGCACCTGGCTCCACCTGGCGTTCCAGACGTACCTGCTGGAGAAGTTCCCGGACAGCGTGCGCATCGAGCACAAGATCGCTCCTGATCGCGGCAGGACGGGCGTCACCGGCAAGGCCGACTGGTACTGGTACGGGCCCGATGCCGAGCCGTCCTTCGGGCAGCTCATCAGGGGGCCGCACCTGGGAGACTACAAGACGGCGACCTCGATCGAGCGCGTCTCGGAGTCGCCGAACGCGGTGCACGTCGACCAGCTGCTGTACGAGATGTTCACGATCAACGTGCGCAGGGCCTACCTGGTGTACCAGGTGCGGTCCCACGGGCAGATGGTCGGCTGGGAGTTGGAGGCGGAGGATGCGGACCTGGAGCGCGTCAGCTCCAAGCTCGCGCGCCTCCAGCGCTATGCGGACGGCAGGGTCCTGCCGGACCATCTCACCGAATGCCTGTCGCACAGCGGCGCTTACACCAAGTGCGACTTCGCCGAGAGGTGCATGGAGGAGTTGTGATGCTGTTCAACAAGAAGCAGGGGGCGGCGGCGGAGCTGAAGACCGCCGCCCCCGTCCCCGGGGCCGTCATGCCCCGGATGTCCGAGGAGGCCCTGGGCGCCGCGCTGGCACATGCCCGCGGCGGTCCGGCCACGGCGCTGCTGCGCTACACGGGCGACCACTACGAACTGGTGGTCGGAGCCTTCGAAGTCGTCAACGACCAGGACGGGTGGATCTCGTACTGGGTCGGGGACCGTCTCGTCGCCACGATCGGGAGTGCCGGGGAACCGGTCCCGGTCCCGGCGCTGTTCTGCCTCAGGCCGGACTACGTCTTCCCGTTCGCGCAGTTGACGACGGAGACTCTGGAGCCGTTCCGGCGATGAACATGGTCGGGAACGCGCTGGCGTCGAGGGTCGCATCGGAGTACCTGGAGTCCAGGCCCGGGGCGACCGTCGTCGGATACAGCACCGGCAGGTCTCACCTCGTGGACGAGAGCGGTGCGGCCCTGTGCGGCTCGTACCTCTCTCCGCGCAACATCTCCAGGCAGTCGACGAGGGACCCCCACCCGGTCCTCGGATCGGGCTGGTGCTACTCGTGCCTGGGCAACGCACTGAAGATCATGGGAGGGAAACAATGAGCATGATCATCCGACCGGAGTGGCGCATCTACAACGGCCGCTACGGCAAGAACGTCGGGCTCGCGGACTGGGAGCTGAGCGAGACCCGCGAACTCACGACGGGCAAGATCGACGTCGTGCTCAAGACCCCGGCGAGCTACAAGACGGAGAAGGTCGACGACAAGGACGTCCTCGACCGCTTCTACGACTTGCTCCGGCTGTGCGCCGAGGACTACTCGTTCAGCAGGTTCGGGTTCCAGGCGGGCGGTCGCTGCGTCGTGGAATCGCCCACCGGCAATCCGCACGTCATGCAGGTGACGCATCTGATCGACGGCTCGGACGGGAGCACGCCTCGTGTCGAGGTGGACTTCTCGATCCGCCGCGCACCGTTCGACGACATGGAGTTCGCGCTCGACACGGTCGCGGCGCTGGTCGGCACGTACGACCCGGCGACGATCGCCGACTCGATCAAGCGGTTCCGCACCGTGGCGGAGCCGGCCGTGCACAAGCTGTTCGACGTCCTGTACGAGGCGAGGGCGCGGGCGTGACCGTCGCCGACAGGCCCCTCGGGTACGAGGAGGCGTGGCGCCCGATCGGAAGCTCCCCGAAGGCGATGGCGTCGGTGAGGTTCACCGTCGCCAGCAGCAACGGGGAGGGGCAGGGGATGCACTGCACCTGCCTGCGCTGCGGCGATATGTTGTTCACCAGTTTCGGGAGCACCGGCGCCATGAACGAGGCGAAGCGCTTCCACCGGGAGGCTCACGCCAGGGGCCGGAGAGTAGGAGGTTCACCGGATGTCGAACGGGAACAGGAAGAAGGCTGAGCAGGGTCCGTTGTTCGTCAAGAACCTCGACTACGGCACCGTGATCACGTCCACGATCGACAGCGAGGGGAAGATGACGGTCACGTTCACCGACCCCGCCCACGGGACGAAGCTGATGCTCGAGACCGATCTGATCGTCCCGGGGTGCCTGGCGATCTCCGCCGAGATGTGCGGCATCCTGGTGTCCTCCCTCGTCCCGGCGATGGTGGAGGCGCTGCTGCACAAGGACCGCCCGGACGAGTGGACGGTGCTGCTCGGCGAGCGCCTCAGCACGATGGAGAAGCTCGACGAGTCCATCGAGGGCCGCAGGGATGGGTGACGCAGTCGTCGCGCTGCTGATCCTCCTGTGGTGCGCGTGGATCGTGGCGGTTGTCAACTCGTTGCGCAAGTTCGCCTCGAACAGGCGCGCCGAGCATTCCGACCGGATCCTCGAAGTCGATCCGGTCTACGCGGACGCGTTCCGCCGGCACCCTGCGTACAGGGACCGCAAGGGCCATCACCCGTGGAGGTGCGGGACCTGCTGGAGGGTGTTCGAGGACATGGAGGGGGAGCACTCCCCTCCGGTCCATTTCAGCCGCTACCACCGCCGCGCCCCTATAGGGCCTGACGATCTGTAGCAGCTGGGCCAACGGGCCGGTCCCGCCTTCGGGCGGGACCGGCCCCGCGCGTCTTTCCGTGTTTCACGGGTAGTCTCGGCATATGGCCGACAACACTGCGCTCGAACTGGCCGACGAGCACGCCAAGCTGAGCGCCAGGATGCGGGAGGCCGAGCTCGTCCACCAGATGAGGGTCGAGGGGCACTCCTACGCGCGCATCGCGAAGTCGCTGCGCATCTCCCAGCTCACCGCCGGAAGGCTCCACAGGGAGCACCTGGAGCGGCTCCGCGAGCTCGAGTCGCTGGGTGCGCTCGAAGCATCGAGGAAGGTGCAGGAGGAGCGCTACGAGACGCTCCTGGCTGCCGTGTGGAAGCAGGCGATGGCCGGCGACCTGGCGGCGGTGTCGCAGTGCAGGCAGATCCTCGACTCGATCACGTCACGGGAGCTGAAGGTCACCGCTATGCTCACCAACGACGACGGGGACGGCAAGACCGTCACCATCGTCGCCGAGGGCTCCAGCGACGAGTACATCAACGCTCTCAGAGAGATGGGCCAGGTGGTGCGCGCATGAGCAGGTACACGCTGACAGAGACCGACCTCGTGGCCACCGTCGGCATGGACTTCACGTTCCAGCTGTGGGTGGTCGACCATCGCGGGATGCCGCTCCCGCTGGAGCGGCCTGCGAAGATGACGGTCGTGGACAGGATCGGCCAGACGCTGTTCGAAACGGCCGACGGGCCTGCGGACAACACGGTCGAAGCGACCATCGCGCTGTCGACGGACAACGGCCTCGCCCAGGTGACCATCCCCAGGGCGCTGTCGGACGACTGGTTCCCGTCGATCCATTCGTGGGACCTCTGGGCCACCATCTACGACGGCGAGTCCCAGGGCAGCTTCCCCAAGGGGCAGCAGATCCCGCTGGCCCGGGGCAGGTTCATCATCCAGCCGCGCAACACCGTATTGGAGGACCAGTGACGACATTGAGCCCGTTCAAGGAGGGCGCAGTCATCCACATCGCCCAGGGCGTGCTGCGCGGCGTCGGGCCGATGGGTCCGCGCGGATTCACGGGACCGGCCGGTCCGAGGGGCGAACAGGGGCCGCAGGGCGAGCAGCCGGAGATGGCCCCGGTCGCCGCATCGTTCAGCAGGTCCGCCACCGCGTCCCCGGCCAGCCCTGTCACGGACTGGCTGGTCCTGCAGATGGTCGCCGAGGGGTACAACGTCGGCGGAATGGCGATGCTGCGCCCGGAGGGGACGGTCGGCATCACCGGGAACCACCCGGACGGTGTCGCCGTCCTCGGGTCCCTGTCCGTCTCGCTGAGGACGGCGTCCCCGTCCTCGGAGCAGCTGACGGTGGAGCTCGGGCTGTTCGCCGACGACGACCCGAATCCGTTCGCGTCCGACACGATCGTCCACACCACCGGGACGACCCCGGGCAGGTACTCGTTCTCCGGGGTGGGCCGCTTCGACTCCGGGGCGGTCATCTCGGCGAGGATGAGGCTCGCAGTGGCTCCGTCGTCCGCCGTGCTGGAGTGCACGTTCGCAGAACTTGCGCTGGCGAGGACCGGCGGGGCCCCTGGCGTGCAGGGGCCGCAGGGGCCTCCCGGGCTGAAGGGCGATCCCGGCCCGCAGGGGATCCCCGGCAACGCAGGCACCGGGTACGGGACGTTCGCAGGCATCAACGCTGCTGCCGACACGTATCCGGGGACGATCTCGGACAACGCCCAGGGCCTCCCGCTGCCGAGCGGGACCGACGTGCCGGCGATCCCTGCGATCTTCAAGACCATGTCGACCAGGCTCGCGAAGCTCGTCGTGCGCAGGCACGCAGACCGCAACTCGATGATGAACGCTCCCGACAGCGAGGCCGGGCAGATCAACTACCTGGACTCGAACTCGGCGTTCATGGTCGAGAACATGCTGGCCGGGGTGAGGACGTACGCACCGCTGGCACAGGTCCTCTACGGGACCGGCGACCCTCCGTTGGGATCATGGCCGGCGGGCAGCGTCTACTTCAAAGTCACATCGGCGTAGCCCATGGCTTACAACATGTTCGTCGTCGGCGAAGACTTCGACCCGGACTGGCTGCCCGGATCGCCCGGCTCTCCGTCGCCGTTCCTCCCCGTGGAGGAGGCGTACCTCAACGACGGCCAATCATGGATGCGGGTCACCACCGGCTGGGTCGCCGGGGAGGACAACGCGCTCAAGGCGCTGTCCGGACACGTCGGCGCGCTGAGGGCGTCGGCCGCACCGACCAGGGACCACTACATCCGCGTCTCGTGGAGCACGTACGCGGCGGAGGCGACATCGGTCTGGGTCGACGGGGAGCAGGTCTGGTCCACGGACGACACGATCACCGCGAGCAACGGCAGCACGAGGACGGGCCCGTACGACCCGGGATCGATGCACACGGTGGAGGTCAGGGCGAAGGAGTACGACTCGGTCGTGGTGGAGTCCAGCGGTCCGATCCAGGTCACCATGGAGCAGATGCAGCCTCCGATGGGGCTGAGCATCACCGGCATAACGTCGACCAGCTGCACCATCTGGTGGACCCAGGATCCGCAGGCGAAGGACGTCTTCGTCTACGACGTGGACACCTCCACCAACCCGCACACCTTCACCCAGATCGCGCACGTGTACGACAAGGGCTCCTGGACCCGGGAGGGCATGCAGTCGGGCAAGACGTACACGATGTGCATCAGGGCGAAGCACAGCTCCGGCATCCTCTCGCCGCCGTCCGCGTACGTCACCACGACGGCGCAGACCACCTTCCCCGCAGGTATCTACGTGTTCCAGGCGACCGTCGCCGACACCTGGATCATCGGGCCGAACCGGTGGCTCGGCCATGAGCAGCAGGCGCGCAACGAGCTGACGTCCGGCAATGCGATGCCGCTCCCGAACATCGAATGGGGCATGCGGGTCCTGGTGTTCGCCGGATACAGGGAGACGACCACCGGCAAGTCCATCGACGAGTTCTTCGCCAGCCATGGCGGGAACGTCACGGTGCGCGTGCAGCAGATCTCGACGTACATCGCCAGGAAGAACACCGTGCACGGGCTGAACGAGCCGGTGCTGGCGAGATGGAGGCCGCACCACTACACCTCGATCCCGTCCCAGGCCCCGGTGCCGGACGAGTCTGTCGCCCCGTTCCAGGGCCCGCGGCTCGTGCGCGGGCAGGCGGAGTACGTGACGCTCCCGTCGTCCTGGAGCACCAAGTTCTTCCACACGTCCTCCGGTGCGGCCGGGGCTCCGATGGAGGGCCTGGCGCTCGGATATCCGCAGCAGACCGGCTACGACTACACCGATTACATGGTCCACCCGTCCCTCGCCGACGAGCCGCGGCTGGGCGAGCTGAGGTTCCACGTATGGTGAGCGCCGAGGAGAAGTGGGCGAACAGGATCCAGACGTCGGAGATCCTGGGGGTGTCGCTCCATGCGATCTCCCTGCTCGCCAGGGACAACAAGCTGAAGCCGGACTGCATCACGTGCGGGCGCATCCGCTGGCTCCGTTCGGAGCTTGCGCAGCGCAGGCAGGAGCTGAGGGACCACCTTCGGAGTCGCTATCCTGACAAGACCGATGAGTTGATAATCGAGGACGAAGATGCTAAGATAGGTGTGTCGGGAACAGGATGACCCGCAGGTACTGCACCTGTGGATGCTCTCCAGATCCCGTACCACCGCCCGAAAGGGCGAGGCCTCGCAACATTCCACCGGTCCTCACGGATAGATGGAATGCGGGGCTTTTGCATTGTCCGATGTACATGCACACAGTTGCATATTCGGACGCAATAGTGGTATAATAGAGATAACGCAAAGGGATTAACCATCCCCGCGTGAGGCCCGGAAACGACCCGTTTCCGGGCCTTTCCTATACCCCGGGAAGGGGGGCGAAATGGGCGAGAAGCCCATCTTGAAGCCCATACCGATCGGCTCCAAGCCGGTCTATGTGGGCGAAGGAGTGAGATTCCGCATGGATTGGGCAGACCCAATCCACCACCCGCTCGTCTGGGAGGAGACCGGCAAGAACGGTCGACTCCAAGAGCGGATGGAGATCCGCTTCATCGGGACGATCCTCGACGACGACGGCGAGTGGGCCGACCGGCCCACCTGCCTCGTCTTCCGGGGGATGGAGTGGAAGGCCTTGCAGGCTTCTCTGGCTGCACAGGCCTCGAACCCGTTCGTCGTGTTCGATCCGAAGGAACTGGACAGCTGGTACGCCAGCTGCACAGGTCCGGGGCAGATCGAGGTCATCAGGATCTGAGGATCCTGATGGCCACCCCCGCGTCGTGAGGGCGACGTTAAACAGGCCTTAGGCCCTCAGCGTCCTGCATCCATCGATGCGGGGGTGGCACGCGAGAAGCGTCCTCCGGCGAAGAACCGGACATCTTCCGAAAGGGAACAGCATGAATAAGAAGTCGGTCAAGAAGACCGCCCGCACCGCGGCGACCGGTCTCGGCTACGCAGCCGCTGCTGCGGCGATCTTCGGGTCGGCGTACATCGAGGCCGTCAACGGCCTCGAGGCCGGGCGGGAGAGGGTCGCGGCACTGTGCCGCGACTTCGACTCCGCCCAGCGGGGCGACCGGTTCCAGGTGGTGGGGGACCACCGCACTGTCACGGTCATCGCCGGCCAGGGGCGGATCGATCCGGCGGGTCACACCGCCATGATCGACGGCCTCTACGTGGGCGGGGTCGTCGAGTACCGGGTCTTCCGGTACGGACGGTTGGTCCGCACCGTCAGCTGAGACGGTGCACGGCCGGATGTCCGCCACATCCAACATGCAGCATGCACGCTGCCGTCGTCAGGGCGACGTAAAAGAGGCCTCAGGCCCTGAGCGTGGATGCACGGCCCCCTCGATCAAGAGGGGGCCGTTCGCATCCGGTGGCGCGCGAAGAACGCGCGGTGAGTTCCGAGGAGGAACGATGAGCAAGAGCAAGACGATCCCGTCGTTGGCCCAGATGAGGGCCGACAACGCCGAGGCTGCCGAGTGGGTCACCGACGAGGTGGGGCGCTACCGCGCCCACCGTGCCAACCGCCCCAACTGGAACGAGCACGCCTGCACCTGCTGCGGGCACCTGGAGTGCATCCGGTTCGAAGAGGAAAGCTGTAACTACGACGGATGCCCCAAGTGCAATACGGGGATCGGTGCGGAGTACTGCAGCCGCGGCAGCCACGAGTGGTCCTACCGTTCTCCTTACAGTGACATCCCGGCGGACTGCATCATCTGCGGTGCCTGGGATCTGAGGGACGAGGACGAGGACGACGAAGTCTGGTGGAACTGACTCGTCACGGCCGGATGTCCGCCACATCCAACTGAGCCGGCAGTGTCCGGCCGTCGTCAGGGCGACGTAAAAGAGCCTCTTTGGCCCTGAGCGGGCCCGACACACCGATCCAGGTGCGTCGGGTATGAGGAGCAGCAGATGATCTGTTTGATGCATTTGAATATGCACGTTATCTCTGATATAATAGAGATAACGAGGACGGAGAAAGTCTGCCCTCGCAAGAGGCCCTCGGCAAGCACGCCGGGGGCCTTACCCATGCCCGAGAAGGGCCTATCGGGGGTGAGCCCCCAGAGAGGAGCGACAGCAATGTCCTCCAAGCGCATCAAGCGGCAGAAGCAGCAGCAGGCACTGGCGGTCACCGCCGGTGTGGTCGAGGGGATGACCCTCGGCCTGCAGTTTGTTCTGCTCGTCCACACCGCGGCCTCCGTCATCGGAGAGAAGCGGGCGGCGATCAAGGCCCGCAAGTCCGCCGTCGAGAAGGCTCAGGCCTACCTCGCCACCGAGGCGGAAGCGCAGCAGCAGTAGTTCACACGCCCAGGGGGCCGGAGAGCATCGATCCTGATGCTTCTCCGGCCCCTCCGGGCCCTCTTTTTTTTGCCCATCACGAGAGGAAGGAAGGGCATGGAAGACGAATTCATCAACTTGACCCCTCACAGGGTCCGACTGTTCGTCCGGGGGAGGGTCGTGTTCGACCTCCCACCGGCGGAGCGCGCGGCGCGCGTGGTGCGCGCCAGGAGGCTGGTCGGAAGAGTTCAGGGTTTCCCCGTATATGAGGAGACGGGCGAGGTGCAGGTCGTGAACCTGCCGCCGGCCCGTCGAGGTACCTGGTTCATCGCATCTCGTATCGTTCGCGACGCGCTGGAAGGACGGCCCGACGTGGTCGTCCCCTCGGGGATGATCGAGGGCCCTGACGGCAGGCCCGTCGGTTGCAGGGAAGTGGTGAGATGACTCCCAACGAGTACGTCAAGATCGCAACATCCAACCGCATTGCGCAGCTCATCGCGTCATGCACGGGGCTGTCGACCAGCCTCGACATCGCGACATGCGACATCGACGACCTCCCGTACGAGGTCCCGCTGAGCGCATCGGTCCTCCGCAGCATCGGGCTGATCTCGATGATCGCATCGAGAGCACGGTCACTGAAGAAGCGGATCATCCGCACGGATCCGGACGGGCGCAGCCACACCACGGTCGAGCAGCAGATGCACCGCATCGCTGCTCATCTGGAGACCGCCGCGAGGCTCCAGCTGGAGCTCTCCGACCTGACGATGCGGATCATGGCCGAGGCCGTGTACAGCGGCGCGACGGACGGCGACACGCTCGCCATGAGCCAGTTCAACGTCATCGCGGCCGAAGCAACAAGCGCGTCGCACGACGTCGCGCAGGTGCTGGAAGTCCTCATGGACCAGCTGTACGACGAGTGCAGGTGCAGCAGCTGTCGGCCCGAGTACTACCCGCCGTTCGACGGGCCGTACAAAACCACCACCACCACCACAGTCCCGTCCACCCCGGGCGGGCCTTCCAAGAAGGAGGAAGAACACCGATGAAAGTTCTACCGGAGGCGTCCTACGCCGCACTGATCATCTGGGCCATAGCAGGCCCGCTGCTGTTCTGGCGCGTCGCCAGTGTGCGGAACAGGAACATGTTCCGCACCACCTTCACAGGGACCTCGATCCTGTCCTCATGGGCGGACATCAGGGCCTACAACCCTTCGGAGGCCGTCGACGTGTTCTTCGACGGCCGTCACGGCGCCGCCTTCTGCGTGACGACGGAGAAGGGGCACCACATTCGTGTGGAGCCCGAAGGACGCGTCGTCGTCGAGCAGTCCGGGTCGACAGTCATCGGCAGTTTCGTCGACGTCGAGTCGATCTACGGAACTCCATTCCTCATCATCGACGTCAACGACGGAGAGGACCTGGGCATCAGCACTGGGCTGTGGCGGTCGTTCCACGTCGTCGACGAGGCGGGCAGGGTCGAGAAGTACTTCGACCCGAGGTTCAACAAGGGGCGGTTGTGAACCCCTTGCGCGCCGCGGTCGCGGCGCTCTCCGCAGTCCGCCCCCTGCACACCAGCGACGCCACCCCCAAGGTGCTCGCCTTCCTGGCAGGCGTCAGGGACTTCGACGAACTGGTCGGGGAGGACGAGCACACCGTCCTCCTCGAGTGGAGGACGCAGGACGGGGCCGACTGGAGCGTGTACGCCCCTTCCGGCCACACCGAGGTCCGGTGCGACGGGCTCCTCGTCGCATCGGGGTACTTCACAGGCTTGTCGGAGAAGGACGGCGCGCTGTCGGCCGTCCTTGAGGACGACCAGTTCAGCACGGCCGATACCATCCTCCCGATCGGGAGGGCCGTCAGGGCGCGCCTCGTCGCGATGTCCTACGGCGCGGCTGCGAGGACGAAAGCCCTGTGAGAGGCAGAGGCCCCTCCCCTTCGGGGGAGGGGCCCCACGCCCCCTTTTTTTTTTGCCCTCTTCCGGGCCGCTGCGTCGCAGAAGTGTCTCAACATGTCACAGACGTGTCTCAACATGTCGCAGACGTGTGTGAGGAGCGCCCGATAATCGGAACGCGGGACCGTACAAGGGTGGAGACCCACCAGGGGAAGAGCAAACCCGGGACAGCCTTGACACGGCCCTTGGAGCCGCTGCTAGGCTATGGTCGCCGCCGACCATTACTACACCGTTACTTACCGTAATCGGCCCCCCCTCAAGGGGGGCCGATTCGTATGTACCAACAGCGGTTCCTACTAGTAGTCCTACCCGTAGACATGTCTTCGTGGAACACCCCTGCCCTGGGCCGTCCCGTGAGCGCCAGCGAACGGGGCAGCCCACCCATCAGTGGGGTGGGATGAGCCGTTTGCTACAACGGGGCGCTGTTGATGCAAGGGGTGGATTCGGTACTATCAGAGCAACAAGGGCACAACGAGAGGGAAGGGGCCGGTTGCCATGCGTACCCACTGCGGAACCAAGATCGACGCCCACCTCCACCCCGTGTCGGCGGGCACCAACCCCGTCGTGGCCGAGGCCCTGGAGTCCCTCTCCTCCGGCATGTTCCTCCGGCAGGGGGAGGACCGCGCACGCGCGCTCCTCCTCCGTGTGCAGGAGCTGGACAAGGCGCTCTTCACCGAGCACCTGTTCAGGATCATGTCCCCCTACGGGGTCCATGCGGTGCTGCAGTCCCCCGACCTCCCCGAGCACGCCTTCTGCTACGGCCCCGACGACGGCACCAGCGCCCTGGCCAGGGCGAGGGAGGTGAGGGACATGCTCCTCCCGGCCGCCCTCGCCTCGTGGTCCACCCCGGACCACGTCCTGGCGCAGGTGGAGGTGCTGCTCAACAGTTCCTTGACGAGTGCGTGTTGTTGTGCATCTTGACTCTCGGTGTAGTTATGCTGCACCTATGAGCAGAATGTCCAACAGTTCGCCGGAGATCCTCTCCTGTTCCGGAAGCATGTCGTTCTCCTTCAAGGGGTGGAGCATCTCCGTGCTGTTCGAGGACGGCAGGTTCAAGGTGGAGGGCTCCCAGTGAACGTCGACGAGACCTTCTCCAGCGATCCGGACCAGCTGATAGCGCCGAAGGACGCTGCGGCGATCTTCGGGGTGAGGGCGCTGACGGTCGCCCGCTGGGGCAAGTCCGGCAAGGTGCCGACCGTCGTCCTCCCCAACGGCAGGCGCATGTACAGCCGTCTGTGGTGCGAGGCCTACATGCGGGAGCAGGCCGTCTGAGACGCTGCCGGGCGGCCTGCTCCTTGTATGCGTCGCACCGCATGCGTGCGGCATGATGAACCGTAGCCGGGCAGAGGAGCAGACATGGCAGCTCGATTCGATTACGGAGTGCTGGACGAGATCGCGAAGGCGCGCCTGCCCTGGCAGGACATGTCCTACGAGAACAACGGCAGGAGCATCCTGCCATGGGCCGACAACCGTGGCAGTATGCAGGCCGTCCTCGACGAGACGCGCTCCCGGATCGACGAGGCCAGGGTTGCGAACAGGGGTGCCGGCAGGCGCAGGCCCGCCGTGCCGAACCCGAACGCGCTCCCAGGCCCCGCCAGGCGCGCAGCGGCCGTGGCGGCACCTGCAGCGGCTGCGCCCGCGTACTTCGACATCCCCTCGCCGACCCCGAGGGGGTTCACGAACTTCGACCCGGCGGAGGCGCTGAGGACGGCGAACATCGAGGCCGCCAGGTATCCGCGTTCTGCGGTGCCCGTTGCAGCGCCCGCTCCTGCCCCAGTTGCCGCTCCGGTTGCCGCTCCCGCTCCCGCTCCCGCACCGGTCGCCGCCGCGCCTGCTGCGCAGGCCGCACCGGTCGTCGAGCAGCAGCCGACCAGGGCGCAGCTGCGCAGGGCCGCCTTCGACGCGGACCCTGAACGCGTCGCCGCAGCGCAGGAGAGCAGGGAGATGTCGGCGCTGCGCCGAGGGGGCGCCGCATCCGATGCGGCCCAGCAGCTGGCCAGGGGGCGCTCCCTGCTGGCCGAGGCTCCGTGGGCCCAGCCCCAGGGCTCTGCACCGCTAACTCCGACGGCCATCGCCGATGCTGCGAACGCCAGGCTGTCGGGCGCTCCTGCTCCGTCTGTTGCCGCTCCTGCTGCAGCCGCTCCGACCCACGTGCCCGCTGCTCCAGCTGCAGCCGCTCCTGCAGCACCCGCCGCGAAGCCTGCCGGCGGAGGGATCAAGGGGCTGCTGGAGCATGCCACTCCGAAGCGCATCGCTGGAGGCCTCGGCGTCGCAGGCGCCCTCGGCGCGGGAGCGATGCTCGGTCGGGGGCTGCTGAAGCGCAAGGCCGCCACCAAGGGCATCGGCGGCATGGCCGACAAGTACCTCGGCCAGTACGCCCCGATGGCCAGGAAGTACGCGCTCCCCGCAGCCGCCATCGGCGGAGGGGCGCTGGTGGCCAACAGCATGCTGAACAAGTCCGACTCCGACGACGGCTCGCTGGTCGCCCTGCGCTACGAGATCGTCGAGAAGGCATCGCCCGAGGTGCGCCGGTACCGGCAGGAGGCGAGGCTGCTCGCTGCGAGGCAGGGGAGGCCGCAACTCCCCTACGGCAGGCTCGACAAGGTCCCGCTGCGCGAGACCGTCGGCAGGGCGGCAGGCGCGGTGTCCGAGGCGAGCGGGGCGCTGAACAACGCGGTCGGCTTCATGCGCACCCCCGAGGGCCTGATCCTGAGCGACAACATCGCATCGGCGGGGAGCAGCGCGTCGGAGGCTGCGGGGAAGGTGCAGCAGGCCGCGGAATCGCTCGGCACCGCCCCGGCCAAGTCGGCGATGGCCAGGAAGATCGCCCTGGGGGCTGCGATCGGCGCTGCGAACGCAGGAGGGGCGCTCGGCGTCAAGGCGGCCGCAGGTCACAGGTCGAAGAAGGCTGCGCAGGAGGCTGCGAAGAGGGCTGCGGCGCAGGCGTCGATCAGGAACAGGGCCCTCATCGGTCTGGGGGCGGCGACCACGGCGCTGGCGGCGTCGAACGCCCTGCACCACAAGAAGGACTGACTGCGATGCCGTTCCGGTCGGAGAAGCAGCGCAGGTTCCTGTTCGCCCGGCATCCGGGCATCGCCAGGAGGTGGGCCGCGGAGGAGCGCATGTCGAAGGGGCTCGGCGACGTGATCGTCCCCAAGACGGTGTCCGACGCCATCGCCGCCCAGCACCCCGACGACTACGACGCCAAGATCGAGGAGGCGAAGGAGTACTACCGCAAGGTGCGCGACATGCGCAGGGCCGAGATGGCCGAGGCGCGCAGGCCGAACGAGCTGGATCCTCCGCAGCCGGAACCGACCGCGCAGCAGGCGAAGAAGATCGTCTCCTCGGTCAAGCGGAAGAGGCACAGGTCGAAGAAGCCGACCGTGCGGCGCATGGTGCTGAACCCCTCTGCCACGTACAAGGGCCCGGTGCAGGAGGGGCAGACGAGCTCCCCGACCCCTGTGAAGCCGCCCGCCCCCTTCGGGCGCGCTCCGGTCAGGCCGTCCGCGCCCGTGGAGAAGTCGTACGTCCCGAGGGTCGGATGGGCGAGCGCCTCTGAGCTGTTCACCGGGCCGAACAGGGTGGCGAGCGCGAGGGAGGTGCTCGAAGAGCTGAAGGCCAGCAAGAAGTACGACCCTCCGAACATGCCGCGCCTCGACTTCGAACCGGACCAGCGCGCGCGCGTGATCCGCGAGGAGCCCTGGAAGCGGAAGGTGCGCACCATCACCGAAAGAGCCCCGCAGTGGGAGACCCTCTCGTCGCACCCGTCCCTGGCCTCGCGCAAGGCGTCGGCCGGAGCCGGGTGGTGGAGCGCCGTCGCCGCAAAGGACAAGCCTCCGCGCAGGTTCCGCAGAGGGGTCAGGACGGTCCTGGGAAGGGATCTGGAACGGCGCACCCACTACCTGCGCAGGGTGCAGGAGGGCAGCGGACCGGCCCAGCTCCCCATCGGCGGTTCGACGCCGGTCATCACGGCGGACGACCTGGGGGCGGTCAAGAGGGTCGTCGGGCAGGGGCAGAGGACGAACACCTCCACGGAGGAGATCGGGGCGCACGAGGCGGCGCACTTCCTCAACCAGCCGAGGAGGCGCAGGCTCCGCCCGTCCAGCCCTGTGGTGGGGATGGCCCGCGCCCTCCAGAGGAACGAGAAGGTGAACCCGCAGGGGATGCGTCCGAACACGGATCCGGACATGATGCAGGCCAAACGCGAGGCGGCTGCGGACGCCATAGCGTCCAGGAAGCTCGGCAGGCGCATCGTGTCCGGCCATCTAGAGGACCCCGGGTACCCCGAGGCGCGCGCTGCGATCGAGGCGTCCATGGCGAGGTCCGATGCGAAGAAGCTCGTCCGGCAGCAGAAGCAGAGGGAGCTCGGGCAGCGTCAGCGTGAGGCGGCCCGTCGCAGCGTGGGCAAGTCGTACGGCTTCGCTGCTAGGATCGTGGCGCCTCCCCCGGCCCTTCCATCCCCCGTACAGAAGGCCGCCGGGGGCGGCCTCATGCTGTCCGACGGATCGTGGCGCAGGGACTCCGCGAAGCGCCCGGAGAAGAGGGCCCATTCCAGGGCGGCGGACAACGAGTACGTGCGCAGGCGGTTCGACGCCGAGCCGTTCGTCGAGCATGTTCCCGAGAACCCGCAGCACCGTTCGAACGATCCGTCGCAGGCCGAGCTCGCCCATCGCGACACCGTGGCGCGCAAGCAGGTCGAGGCCAGGGACAAGGCGTACCGGAAGCGGCAGAAGTACCTGCGCTCCAAGGGCCTGGTGGCGAAGCCGATGACGAGGGGCGCCACCGGCAGGCGCATCAACAGCCCCTGGGGCGACGCGCAGGGCAACACGCTGCTGAAGAAGGCCGCAGTCCCTCGGAGGCTCATGGAGCATGCCGGCCGCAGGGCCGCCGAAAGGGCGTCGCGGGTCGCCGAGGGGGCGCTGCCCACCGGTTCGGAGATCGGCCCCGGGGTCAGGGTGAAGGGCCACGAGGTCCAGGACGGCGGCATGCTGTGGCCCAAGGTCAAGACGCACTTCGAGGATCCGGCGACCGGCAGGGAGGTCGGCGAGGCCTTCACGCTGACCATGCCGGGCAAGCGGTACATGGTGTCCTCGATGAGGCTCGACCCCGAGTACCGCGGGCACGGCGCAGGGCGCAGGGCGCAGCAGCAGTTCGTGGAGCATGCGAAGCGGTCGCGCGATGTGCGCCGCGCCTACTGGCTCGCCGCAGGGGACAGCCCGAGGAGCCATCAGGGCCTGTCCGGCGCGCGCGCGTGGCGCACGAAGGGCACGAGGTACGCGCGCGGCATCGGGCAGCTCTCCGATGCGGCCAACTTCACGGAGGTGAACCTCTCCGGGCAGTCGAGGGCGGCGCGGGCGAGGTACCGCGCCTATGTCGGCGCCACCAGGGCCGGAATCGTGCGCCCGTCGGCGCTGCAGGGCGACAAGGTCCCCAGGATGCTGAACGAGCAGACCGCCGATGCGCTGCGGAACAACCCGTGGGTCGCGTCGGTCCCCGGCAGGGCGCGGAAGCCCGAGCGCTACGTCGCCGGCGGCGCTGCGGCGCTGTACGGCGGGGCGAAGGGCGCGAAGATGCTCAAGGCCCGTTCCGCCGCGAAGCACGCGCAGCAGAAGAAGAAGGATCTCGGCACCAGGGGCGCCGCCGCCGCTGCTGCCGCCGGTGCCGGGGCAGGTGCCGGTGCCGGGGTGCTTGCGCTGCGCCGCGGCCGCAGGGAGGACGGACGCTCGTGATAGCCCTCGGCGTCGATTACTCCACGAAGAAGTGCGCGGTATCCGTGCTCTCGCCGTCCGGCGGCCTGGTCAGGTCCGTGCAGCTGCCCCGCAGGAGCACCGACATGCTGCGGAACCTCGAGCAGGTGTGGGCGTTCTTCGAGGAGATGGCGGTCGACGCCGCCGCAGGGCTGTCGGGACAGCCGTGCATGGTGGCGGTGGAGTCGCCGATCGTCGGCGGCTCGGGCGCTGCGAGCACGGCGATCGGCATGTCCATGGCGTGCGGCGGGATCGTGCGCGCCGCCCAGTCGCTGTTCGGGGCCGACTGCGTGGGCCTGGTGTACCCGGCGTCGTGGAAGAAGCAGGTGTGCGGCAAGGGGAGCCTGGACAAGGAGCAGGTGTCGGCATGGCTGCTGCAGCACCGGCCCGACCTGTACCAGTTGTGCGCGAACGACGACGAGGTCGATGCGACGTGCCTCTCGCTGTGGGCGCTGAGCAGGGTGCCGGTGCCATGATGGTCGCATCGCAGGCTTGGAGGATCGGAATGCAGGACCTGGTCGAGTTCCGCAAGGCGGAGCAGAAGAAGGATCGCAGCCATCTCGGTTCGGCGGCGGCCGGTGCTGCCGGCACCGGGGTCGTCGGACTGGCGGCGCTGCCGGGTCCGCGCTCCCCGATGACGAACAGGGGCCGCGGCGTCCGCAGGGAGCTCGTGCGCTCGGCGCGCTTCGGAGGGCGCAAGAGGCTGAGCACCGCCAAGTTCGCCGAGATCAGCGGAGGGCGCGGGTACAGGCCGGACAACGACCAGTACACCGCCCGGATGGCCCAGGCGATGAAGAAGGGCAAGATCAAGCAGAACCGCATCATCCTCGACATCTACGACGACAACGTCGTGCAGCGAGACGGCGCGCACCGCGCCCACGCTGCGGCGATGCTGAACAGGAAGATCAAGGTCCGTGCGATCCGGCACAAGGGCGAGAAGGCTCCGAAGCACATCTCGGGGTTCAACGCGCTGAGGGACGAGTTCGTGCAGGGCGGCCAGAGGGCCAGGCTGAAGCGTCTCGCCCGCAGCGGCGGGCTCACGCAGCAGCAGCTCGCGCAGCTGGCCGAGCCGAAGGGCTCGAGGCTGTCGCAGCGGATCAAGGAGAAGGTCGCGGCGAAGTCGTCGCACGCCTCCTCCTCCGGGAAGCCGGTGAAGATCCTCGGCATGAGGAACCCGGTCGGAGCCGCGATCGCCGCCGGAACGGTCGGCGGCGGAGGCGCGCTGGCGGCGGCGCGCCGCAGGAGGGCCGGGGACGGCAGGACAAGGGGCTGAGGTCCGCGTGATCAGCTTCTCCCGCCCGCCATCGACGGACGACGAGCTGCACGCGGCTGTCAGCACGGTGTTCGGCATCGACATCCCCAGGGTGCAGGTGTGCGACGACCACGTCGCCCCGTTCACGGCGTTCAAGCACGCCTTCTTCGCCGAGAAGCCGAACGTCGCCCTGTGGTACGGCGCGCGCGGCACCGGCAAGTCGTACATGCTGGCCCTCCTGGGGCTGGCGAAGACGACGTTCCACATGTGCTCCACGACGATCCTGGGCGGCTCGATCCACCAGTCGAACAACGTCTACAACCACATGGCCGCGATGATGCGCAGCCCCAACGCGCCCAACGAGCTGGTGTCGACGTTCACCAAGACCGTGCTGGAGTTCAACAACCACACCACCGTCGTCCCCCTGTCGGCGTCGCCGACCTCGGTCCGCGGCCCCCACCCGACGCTGCACCTGCTGGACGAGATCGACGAGATGGACTGGAACATCTACGTGTCCTCCCTCGGCCAGGCGCTGAAGCAGCCGAACGCCCTGGGCGTGGTGATGGACGAGTACGTGGTGAAGTCCTCCACCTGGCAGCGGGTGGACGGCACCTTCTCCAGGGTGCTGGAGGAGCACCGGGACAAGGGCCTGCCGGTGTTCACCTGGTGCTGGCGGGAGATGCTGAAGCCGCACGGCTGGATGGACCACGACTACATCGAGCGCAAGCGCGCCTCGGTCCCCTCCGAGCTGTGGCGCATCGAGTACGAGCTCGGGGAGCCGTCCGGCGAGACCTCGGTGTTCGACATGCAGCGGCTGTCGGAGGTGTTCTTCGACGTGCCGGAGGACGAGGCGCTGAGCCGCCACAGCCAGCACGACGACCTGTGGGTGTACCAGGCCCCGAAGAGGTCGGCGTCGTACGCGATGGGCGTCGACCTGGCGAAGACGAAGGACTGGACGGTGGCGCTGGTGGCGCGCACCGACGTCTTCCCGCACGAGATCGTCGCGGTGAAGAAGGTGGGCCGCATCCCCTGGCCGACGATCGTGAGCCAGTTGAAGGCGCTGAAGGCGATGTACAACGACGCCGACATGGGCCACGACGGCACGGGCCTCGGTTCGGTGGTCACCGACCTCCTCGAGGGCTACTCGGCGAAGTACCTGTTCATCGGCGAGCAGCGCAAGAAGCTGCTGAACACGATGATCGCCAACGTGGAGAGCCGCGCCTACCGGTTCCCGAGGGGGAACACCCTGTACAACAAGTTCAAGGCGACGAAGGCCGAGGACGTGTGGTCCACCACCCTGGTGAACAGCCACCTCCCGGACGAGACCGCCGCCATGGCCGTGCTGAACGCCGTGGTCGGCAGGCGCACCTCCGGGGTGCTGGGCCTGGCGATCGGCAAGGGCGCCGACCAGGATCCGGTGATGTACAAGGAGATGACGATCGGCGTGCCCGAGCCGTACGAGGAGACGGTGGTGTTCGAAGAGTTCGAAAGGACCGGCTACGGCAGGGACGTCTTCGTCCCTGTTCTGTAGTCTGGCAGCATGTCCACCGCCGCTCAGCCGACGAGAACGCAGGATGCCCCCGCAGCACCGCTGACGCCGGAACAGGCGAGGGCGAAGCTGTCCGAGATCAGGCGCAAGCGCCTGCAGGGCGCCGTCGCCGGTATCGGAGCGCTCAGCGCCGCAGCAGCCGCAGGGCTGGTGGGGGCCGGGAAGCTCAAGCGCATGCCCCATCTGACCGAGGCCGGCTACGTCATCGGCACCGGCGGCGCCGGGCTCGGAGCGATCGCGGGCGTCGACGCTGCGCGCTCCTCGTTCAGGGACGCGGCCAGGGCGAGGGCGGAGCTGCAGCGGCAGGCGTCCGGCTCCGGCGGGCTGAGCAAGGGGATGACCGGGACTGTCGGGTACGAGCGCGGGAGGTTCGCCGTGGAGGAGTTCGAGAAGGGCTACACGAGGGTCGCGAGGCAGCTCGGTCCGCTGAAGCACACGCGGTCCACGGTGACGCTCCGCAAGCCGTCGAAGGCCGAGGAGCGCAGGAGGAACCTCGTCGCCGTCGGGAACGCCGTCGGAGGGGCCAGGACGCTGGCCGCCCTGGGCGTCGGCGCAGGTGCCGGCATCGGGGCCAAGGAGATCAGCGAGGAGCGCCGCTCCCGCACGGCCGAGGCCGTCGCACGGCTGCGGTCCCAGACGATGAGGGCGGCGGGGCGCGGCCCGGACGGCGAGAAGCTCAACAAGTCGCTGGACGTCGACGCGATCGCCGCCATGTCGGTCTCCAAGGAGGACGGGCCTTCGCTGGTCGAGTTCAGGAAGTTCGCGTTCCTCGACGCCCTGAAGGCGACGCCGGTCGCGCAGATGGGCCGCAGGTACGTCGACGCTGCGAACGCCGGGCTGAAGGAGGGCGGCTTCACCGGTGCGAAGAAGCGCGTCGACCAGCTGCGGCGGCTGGGGAACGACGACTGGGCAGGCGCCTGGAAGAAGTCCAGGGAGCAGATGATGTCGAGGGTCGACGCCAAGGTCGCGGAGGCGGCGGGAGGCGCTCCCGCAGCCCCGGCCGCAGGGGCGGCTCCTGCAGCAGCCCCGGCCGCGGCTGCAGCCCCCGCTGCAGCGGCATCCGCCGCGCCCAAGGCCGCCGCGGGAGCGGCTGCACCTGCGGCGGAGAGCGCGCCGTGGCGCCAGCAGGCCGCCGACGCGTGGAACAGCATCGGGAACAAGAAGGCCCTGGCGGCAGGTCTCGGGACCGCAGGGCTGATCGCCGGCGGGTACGGGGCCAAGAAGCTGGCGTCGGCCGGTGTGAAGCGGGCGAAGAGCGGGGCGAAGAAGCTGGCGCTCGGGACCGCAGCGCTCGGAGGCGGGACCGCGCTCGCCGGGTCGTACCTGGGGAGCAGGGCTGCGTCCTGACGACACGTGCGGCGCAGGTGCAGCGCGAGCTGCCCCATATGGCAGTCTTCTGTCTATGGATAGCAATCTTCGCATCAGCATCGTAACGAACCAGGAACTGTTCACCGACTCCCCCGAGGATCACGCGCAGGCGTTCGTGCGCATCGACGACGTCGTCACCGCGAACTTCGTCGAGGTGCCCGTCGACCTGTTCGCGGCGGTCGCCGAGGTGCTGTTCTCCGACATCATGGACGAGGAGGAGGAGCCGGAGGCCGAAGAGCCGTCGCAGCTGGAGGTCCCCGGGCGCCTCGTCGTGAGGCCCAGCCCGAAGCCGACCGTGTGACCGATGCGCCACCCGTGGACGCGCAAGGCGCTGCAGATCGTCCCCCTGCAGAGGTACGTCGAGCTGTGCATGGCCATCTCCGCATCGCTGGACGTCGCAGCGGTGCCGCCGTGCATGGCCAGCGGAGCGGACCCGGAGCTGTGGCACTCGGAGTCCGCGTCGGCCGAGCGGCTGGCGAAGCAGCTGTGCTCCAGGTGCCCGGTGCAGTACGAGTGCGCCGCGTACGCGGTGCGGTCGGAGGAGTGGGGCGTCTGGGGAGGCACCACCGCCAAGGAGCGCAGGGAGATGGCGCCGCCGTGAGTGCGGCGTGGATACTTGCGCCATGACGGTCACCGTGACGTGCACGTTCTCCGACTCGGCGCAGACCGCGATCGGCGGCCGGTTCGTCGTGCGCCCCGTCGTCCCTGCGTCGGTCGTGCTGCCGGATCTCGGAGTGGTCGTCGTGACGAAGAAGGGCGTGTGGTCCGTGCAGGACGGGGGCGTCTGCTCCGCATCGGTGATCCCGTCGGACAGCCCGGACTGGCTGCTCGGCTCCCCGATGCCGTACCGGATCACGGAGTTCGCGCCGGGCGACACCAGGACGTACATCGCGTTCATCGACGGCCCTGGCCCCGTCGACCTGGCCGACGTCCGGAAGTACATCCTGACGATGGGCCCCCCGGAGCCGGCGCCTGATAGGCCCAGGATGAAGCGGCTCGCGGAGAAGCGCGCCAAGGACTACCAGCATCCGACGCAGAACCCCGAGAACATCTACCTGTCGGCCACCTACGTCGACTGCTCGACCGCACCGGAGTCGGGCGAGGTCCTGGTGAGGGTCATGTACACCGCCAGCGACATCATCCCGAGGATGCAGGTGGTGACCAGGTTGAACCAGAGGCTCACGCTCGACGCCCGCGGCAGGTTCGACTGCGAAGTCATCCCGTCCGACTCCGAGGGGTGGCTCACCACCGAGCCGGTGCCGTACAGGATCACGGAGAATCTGGGAGGGCTCAAGCGGTCGTGGTGCGCGTACATCGGTGAGGACCGCACGTTCGACGTCGCGCTCTTCCGCGAGCAGCTGGCGTGCACGGAACTTGTTAGCGTCTACCTGTAGGAGGTGCTCGTATGGCGGTTTCGAACATAGACACCAGGCCGGACACGGTGAACCTGTCCGGTTATGCGGGCGACACCATGGTGATCAGGGTGCTGGTCGAGGGCGACTTCGTGAAGTCGATGGACTGGCTGGCGCAGGTGAAGCAGTCGAGGCAGCAGGGCGACGCATCGGCCGAGTTCACCGTGGTCCCGTTCGACGGGGGTGCGACGCTCACGCTGAGCGCCGCCGAGACTGCGAGGCTGGCCGGCGTCGGTGCGGTCGTGCAGCAGGACGGGAACCCTCAGCCGTACGACGAGCGCACCGTCCGGAGGTTCACCGGCGAGTGGGACGTCCAGGTGTCCTCCGGCGGCAGCGACCCCGTGGTGACCCTCGTCCAGGGGGCTCTGACGATCGACCTCGACGTGAGCAGGGCCGTGTGATGAGCGACGGGGCCACGCACGACACCCATGTCGACGTCAAAGCGCTGAACGTCAAGGTGGAAAGGGCGCTGGACAGCGCCGTCGAGGTGTCGACGGTCACGCGCGCCGTGGTGTCCGTGATCACCTCCGGCCCGCCCGGGCCCGCCGGGGCTCCGCAGTTCGTCGCCATCGGTGATCGCGTGCCGGACGACCTCCCGGTCGGGGCGTTCTTCGTCGACACGTCGTGCTCCCCTCCCGTCCCGGCCCAGGGGCCTCCCGGGCCTCCCGGGGCCGACTCGATGATCCCCGGTCCGCAGGGTCCTGCCGGGGTCCAGGGCGAGACCGGCCCCCAGGGGCCTCCGGGGGACGCCTCCCTGTGGTACTGGGGCCTGCAGCAGCCGGACGTTACGCTCGGCGACGAGAACGACTACTACATCGACACCAGGACCGGCGACGTGTACGCCCAGCAGAATTCCAGTTCGGGAATGATCCCAGGAGGTAAGTGACATGGCATGGACGAAGGCCGGGAACATCAAGGGCCCCCAGGGAGACCAGGGCCCCACCGGCGGAGTAGGGCCGAAGGGCGACCAGGGGATCCAGGGGCCCGCCGGCCCAACCGGCCCCAAGGGCGATCCTGGAAATCCGGGAAGTATCGGACCCCAGGGCCCTGAGGGGCCTACTGGACCCCAGGGGCCTGCGGGCGCGGGCCTGCACATCCTCGGCGTGGTCGCCACGGTCGCAGAACTCCCCTCCGACACCGCTGCGGGCGATATCCACTTCGTCTCCGCAGACGGCAACATGTACGTCTCCAAGGGCAACGGCCAGGGCGGCGCGGCGGGGTACGACCTGCTCGGCCACGTCCAAGGGCCGCAGGGCCCGGCGGGCACCACGGGCAGCCAGGGCCCGCAGGGCAATCCTGGAACGCCCGGCTCGCACGGCTCGGTCATCTACTCCAGCGCGGGCGTCCCGCAGGCCGCGACCGGCGTGGACTCCGACTACTTCTTCGACACTTCGACGGGCACCTGGTACGGCCCGAAGGCGAACGGCGCGTGGCCCGCGACGGGGACGGTGCTGAAGGGCGCTACCGGAGCCCAGGGCACCGCAGGCGCTACGGGTGCCCAGGGCGCCCGCGGCTCGGCATGGTTCACCGGGACCGGCGTTCCGACGACCGTGGCGAACCAGGCGGTCGGCGACCTGTACCTGGACACCACCACCGGCGACGTCTACAAGCTGGCGTAGGCCATGGCCTGGAACAAGGCCGGGAACATCCAGGGGCCGCCGGGACCGGCCGGCGACGACCACGTCTTCGTGGGGCCGGACGCTCCTGCGAACGGCGAGGAGATCTGGGTCGACACCGACGACACGACCGGGTCCGGCGGGTGGAAGCGCTGGCTGGGCACGCAGGCGGAGTACGACGCGCTCACGGCGAAGGACCCGTTCACCCTCTACGCGGTGGTCGGCTGATGGCGGACACCGCTTCATCGCATCCCGGAACGGCGACTGCGGCCCCGAAGTACTACGTCGACGGCCGCCAGCTGGACGCCCTCTACGCAGGTGACCAGCGGATCTGGCCGGCGGTGAAGCCTGCGGCGAACGACTTCAGCATCTTCGACGCGCCGTCGGAGGTGATCCAGTCGGACACCGAGTACCGGGGCGGGCTGTTCAACCCGTCGATGACTGCCGCGTTCCTCCCCGGCACGAAGGATCTGCGGATCTCCTGGACCGAGGCCCCCGGGGCCGTCCTCGGATCGTTCAACTCGTTCCTCATCGGCGCGCGGCTGGAGGGCGGGAGCGACGCGGTCGTCTTCCCGACGATCTCGCCGCCGGACGGCATCGACATCCAGCCGAGGTTCGAGATCCCGTTCGACGTCGATCCCAACGGGTTCGTCGGCTGGAAGGTGGCACCGTTCTCCGTCGAGTGGGAGGCGGGGACGCTCGCGGCGAACAAGTCGCTGGAAGTGACCATCATGTACGCGCACTTCCCGCACCTCCCGATCGGATGGGCGTGGACGCACGGAGGCGCGTTCGCGGAGTTCGGGGACACGCTCGGGATGGGCGCGTTCCCGCTGGACATGCAGCGGCAGGCGTCGATCCCGTACTTCAGCCGCTGGTACACCGATGCGTTCGGCGCCGAGCTCATCCCCGGCGGCATCCCGTTCCCCGAGGGGTCCGGGACGATGCCGGGGCTCGGAGGTCCGTGGGAGGGCGGCTGGGTCTCGGTCAGCGTGGCGTTCCAGGGGAGGGCCGCCGACTGGTCCCCGGGCAGCTTCATCATCAGGGACATCCGGTTGTCCTACGCTACTGAGGAAGAGGTGGCCGCGTTCGAGGCCGCCTACCCGTACGGATGAGGCGGGGCGATGGCAACTGTAAAGGTTAGGCAGCCTGACGGCACGTACGTGATCGCCGGGATGCCGGGACCGCCCGGGCCGCCCGGGCCGTCCGGTGCCGGCGGCTGGAAGAAGTGGACCGGTACCCAGGCCGAGTACGACGCGGTCGCGGCGAAGGACCCAGATACGCTCTACGTCATCGTCTAGGAGGCAGCCATGACCTACGAGATCCATGCAGACATCGCCGAATCGGGGAGGATCCGCCGCAGGGTCGTCGCCGCGGCCGCGCAGGAGGGGAAGACCTCCCCCGCGGTGTGGGCGGCGAACCACATCTGGGCACTGGTGAAGACCGATTGGATCTCCGCCGTGAGGTACGCGCGCGACACCGGGTTCGAGGGCGACCCGCTGGCCGAGAGCGCGGTGATCACCGACGGGATGATCCTCTCGGCGGTCCAGCTGCAGATCGAGATGGAGAAGCCGATCCAGGACTGGTCGAAGGAGCACCTGCTGACCTGGCTGACGTCCATGGGGTACCGGCTCGATCCGGCCGTGACCGACCCGATGGACGCCGACCAGCTCCGTGCGCTCGCCGACGGCCTGCTCAGCGGGCGACCTGTCTGATGGCCCTGCTCAACGCCGCGGAGAACATCGCCGTCGGCGAGACCGGTGCGCGGAAGGTGTTCCTGGGCGAGACCCTGGTGTGGCCGCTCGGCGGCGGCGTGCAGACCTGGAGGCTGTCGGACTTCGCCGGGTACGTGCTGGTGAACCAGGCCGGCGACATCGCCCCGGCACCTCCCGCCGTCGATCGCGACAGCGGGTTCACCGCGTACTGGGACGGCACCGAGTTCGTGGTCGAGTACACCATCCCCACCCCGGTGATCTTCGTCGGGATGTCGGCGGACGGGTACGTCCTCTACGAGTCCGCGAGCGCTGCGTCCGCGATGAGCAGCGGGAGGTGCCCGAACCAGCAGGAGCGCTCGGAGTTCACCGGGCTGCTGTACACCGCCGACATCGACTTCTCCGACAGCGGGATCGCGCCGGTGGCCGGGAACAAGGTCACCCTGACCGTCAACTGGGCCCAGGGTTCCGACGGGGACCCTTCCGGCGGGTTCTTCTCGACGATCTACGACGTGGGCACGGGGCTGACGGACACCAGCAGCCCGGAGACCGCGATGCGGCCCGACCAGTTCACCCCGGCCCCGTTCGCGATCGACCCGAGGCCGACCGGCCCGACGCCGGACGGGAACATGAACGTCATGGTCCTGTTCACCACTGACGCCGACTACTGGCTCCCCGGAAGGACCAGGGGCACCATCCGCATCCGCGACATCACCTGGCAGCGGACCGACATGCCGATCGAGATCGCCCCGACCTGGCCGTGGAAGGCGATGGAGGTCAGCGTCGTCCCGGTGGCCCACGACCGCATCGACGTGTCGTGGACCGACATGATCGCCGCCGGGGCGTCCGACGCTGGGACGTACTCGCTGACGCGGTACAAGCTCACCGGCCTGCTCGGCCTCACCCAGGGCCCGCCCGGGCACCTACTCATCAACAGCAGCGCCACCTCGTTCCACGACACTGGGCTGGATCCGAAGTCCAAGTACCAGTACAAGGTCGAGTTCATCTCTTCCCACAACGCCCAGACCAGGTACGGCAGCGCGACCACCCTGGAAGCCCCGCCGCCGCCACCTCCCGCCGCCCCGCAGCGGATCCAGAAGTTCGTCGAGGTCGAGGCGACGCACTCGATCACCGTCAACGGCTCCGATCAGAACCGCAACGTCGCCCAGTGCTACTACGGCAACTACGGAGCCAACAACGGCAACCAGAAGTCCCAGTGGTACTGGCCGATCCCCGCCGACGTGCGCAACTGCGTGTCCATCGACCGGATCGACGTGAGGATCTACAACATCCACGCCTTCATGAACTCCGGCGGGACGACCGGCCTGGTGGTCCACCACAACCCGGTGCCCGGGGGCTACGGCGGCACCTGGCCGGGGGCGACGGGGATCCTGACGTACGGCGGCAGCCAGTGGCTCGTCGGCACCCCGAAGCCCGGATACATGTCGCAGGACGGCTCCGGCTGGCTCACCAACGTCCACACGCTCAACGCACCGGGCAGGACGTCGCTGAACGAGGAGTTCCGGGTGAACGGGGCGCAGGGGATGGGCCTCGTCGCCCCGAACGCCGACCAGTCGCACTACGGTTATGCGGCAGGGGCGGGCGCTCCCAGCGGCCAGAAGCCGGCGATCCGCATCTGGTACACCGTCAACGTCTGAGGAGGTGCGCTGTGGCCGACCAGCAGGGGTGCGTGTACCTGAAGATGGAGGACGGCTCGCTCTTGCCGCTCGTCCGTGTGGGGCCACAGGGGCCGGAAGGGCCGGAAGGCCCGCAGGGGCCTCCGGGAGTGGCGGGCGGCGACGGACCGCCGGGTCAGAAGGGCGACAAAGGGGATCCGGGCGAGCCGGGGCCCCCGGGCGAGCGCGGATTGCCGGGCGAGCAGGGACCGGAGGGGCCGCAGGGGCCGGAAGGCCCGCAGGGGCCTCCCGGCGGCGCCACGACATCCTCCCTCGGCGACCTCACCGACGTGTCGGCGCCTGCGGACACCCCTGCCGGGAAGGTGCTGGGGACCGTCGCGGACGGCGAGTGGGGGCCTGTGGAGGCGCTGCCGCAGCCGCCCGCTCCGGCCCCGTACACCTACAGCCAGGGCGGGGTGCAGGCCGCAGGCCAGACCGTGATCCTCCAGGGCTACTTCGCGGTCCACGAGACCGATGCCCAGGGCGTCGACCACGACTGGGGCACCGTCCTCCATGCGGGGGACAAGGTGGCGTGGAACGGGCAGACGTACACCGTCGCCAGCATCAACACCGGGGACGCCACCCTGCCGCAGGTGGTCATCGACAACTTCGTCCGTAGCGGCATCTGCATGGTGAAGCCGGCGGAGCCGGTTCCGACCGCTCCCGCGAACGGTGCGGCGGTCGGGTTCGGACCCGCGTGGGACGGCAAGGTGCTCGGCGTCGAGGGCGGCGCATGGTCGCCCGTCGATCTTCCGCCGCCCCCTGTGAACCGCGCGAACCTGGGCGACCACGACGATGTCGACCTGGCCGACTCCACCACCTGGTCCCTGCTCCAGAAGCAGCCCGGCAGCATATGGAAGGGCGTGGTGTTCGAGCGCCCGCTGAACTGGCTGACCGACGTGTCGACAGGGACGATCGACGCCGACGGCAACCCGGTGGCGGCCGACCAGACGCCGCCGGGGTACGTCCTCGGCACGTCGACGACCGGGTTCTGGGAGCCGCTGTCGCTGGCGTACATCGAGGCGCAGATCGTCGGCCCGCTGCAGGCCGAGATCGGCGACCCCCGTGTGGTGGCTGCGCACACCGACCTGGTCGGGTTCATCGGAGAGCTGGACCAGCGGCTGTCCGCCGTCGAGGTGACCGCCGCCGTCGAGGCTGACCGGCACCTGTTCGTGGACAAGTACAGCACCAACTTCATCCGCGTCATGGTGGTCCCCGTCGAAGGGCCGTGGCCGGCCAAGGTGGACTTCGCCCTGGCAACCGCACCGGGGGTGAACGGCTCGGTGTACCCGGACCTCGCCGCCATCCCCGGCGGCGCGGCCGTATGGGCCGACTTCAACGGGTCGCTCGGCAGGCTGAAGATGGCCGACGGCTCGTCGGTCTACGGCTCCACGCTCAAGGAGTGGATCCGCAAGGGGACGATCGCCACCTCCCACCGCGACGACACCGATCCGGCGAAGCCGAACCTGATGATCGACAAGGTGGAGCAGCCGACGGCGGCGGGGTCCTCGATGGTGCTCGACTCGCTGAAGGACGTCGACGCCCCGGCGACCACCGAGGCCGGAAAGGTGCTGGGGACGACCGCGACGGGGGCGTGGGGCGCGGTGGACCCGTTCTGGTCGGGCACCCAGGCCGAGTACGACGCGCTGGCGACAAAGGACCCGAGCGTCCTGTATGTAGTTGTCCCATGACCACGGACGAGGACAAGGCCTGGATCAGGGCGCTCCCGCTGCTGCTGACCGGGGGCATCCTGTTCAGCGCGGGGGCGCTCATCTTCTGGAGCAAGGGCGACACCACCGCATCGATCGCCGTGATGACGGTCGGGGTGGTGTTGACTAGCATGTGGGCGGCCACCGCGGTCATCGACTGGCACGAGGCCAGGAAGCGGCGGAAGCAGCAGGAGGGCCAGAGTGAAGCATGATCCCGTCTCCGTGGCGAAGGGGGTCGTCCGGACGCAGGCGAAGCAGCTCCGCGGAGACTGGTCCGACCCCCACGTGGTCTGGTTCTGCTACATCCTCGGCGGCTGGAAGGCGCTGCTCATCACCGAGGCGAACGACGGGCGCTACTACGAGGTGACGTACGACAGGGCGAAGCTGTCCGTCTACGTGGACACCTACGTCAAGGAGAGCAACGTCAGCCTCGCCATCCCGGAAGCCTAGGAGGGCGGTCGTGTTCGCAACAGTCCTGGTCCTCATGACCATTGGTGTGTTCCTGGTGGTATGGAAGTACGGTGATTGACATGAATGAGCAACCGCAGAACGTCGAGGGCGAACTCCCCGACCCTGAGCACCAGGATTGGCTGCCCGACCTCCCCGAGGGCGAGCAGGACACGACCTACCACGGCGAGGAGGGGTGATGAGGACTCCCGACCAGGCGCTGGCCTACGCCCGCCGCTTCACCAC